AATCACGACATCTGGCTCCAATACAATCCTGACATTTAATTCTTCCGGTTCTTACACTGCGTAAAGAGGAAAACATGGGACATTTTGCAAAAGTAGTTGATGGAAAAGTTGTTCAGGTCATCGTGGCAGAACCAGAGTTCTTCCAAACCTTTGTCGATAGCTCGCCGGGTACATGGCTTCAAACCTCGTACAACACACGCGGCAACGTCCACTATAAACCTGATAGCCAAGAGCCAAGCGGTCAGCCTGCTTTGCGCGGCAACTACGCTGGTATTGGTTTTACTTATGATCCATCTCACGATGTGTTCTATGCGCCGCAACCATATCCTTCATGGACATTGAATCATGATACATGGACATGGGAAGCGCCGACACCTTATCCTACTGACGGCAAACTTTATGTTTGGGATGAAACTACAACATCGTGGAAAGTAGTTGAGTAATGCCACAGACTAAAATCGGATCAGGGTTTGTTTCTAGCGGGGCAATCTCTGTATCTAATTTAAGTGCTACAGGAACTCCTTCCTCCTCAACATTTTTGAGGGGAGATGGTGCATGGGCATCTCCCGGCCTAGTTTGGCAAGCTGTTCAAACTACAAACTTTACGGCGGTTTCCGGAAGAGGATATCCTGTTAACACAACAAGTGGGGCAATAACTGTAACTTTTCCGTCTTCCCCTTCTATCGGCGACTCAATAGTCATTATTGACTACGCAAGCACGTTCGCAACGAACAACTGTACAATCAACCCAAGTGGGGCAAATTTACAAGGAGCTACCACCAACGCTATTTTGAACACCCTTGGTCTAGCGATAAATTTTGTATACGTTGATTCCACAAGGGGTTGGTTGCCCTATGCTTCCACATCCGGAAGATTGGCTCGTCCATACAGTATTTCATGGCTTCTTGCTGCTGGTGGTGGCGGCGGTGGCGGCGCAAACTCTCAGCCGGGCGGCTCGGGCGGCGGTGCTGGTGGTTTGGGGTTAGCAAGTTCAGTCACGTTTGTGCCCGGAACTGTCATCACTGTTACAGTTGGGGCAGGTGGGTCCGCTGTTAATGCTAATAACGCAACGTCCGGTTCTAATTCGGTAATTAGTTTTGGTGCTGTTACTGAAACAGCGTATGGTGGGGGCTACGGTTGCGTTGATGCGTCTACTGCCAGTACGGGCGGTTCAAGTGGTGGTGGAACACCGAGAACAGCACCATCAGCAAGTGCTACACGAGGCGCTGGAACATACTCTACCTTTTATGGAAACGTCGGCGGTTCCGCAGCGGCTCCAAACAATAACGGTGCTGGTGGCGGCGGTGGTGCGGGCGGTGCTGGTGTAGCTACAACAACAGTCAATGGCGCTAATGGCGGCGTTGGCCTTCAATCATCTATCACAGGAAGTGCTGTCTACTATTCTGGCGGCGGCGGCGGTGGTGGCGGATATAATGGCGGCTCCGGCTCTACTGGGGGCCTCGGCGGTGGCGGTAACGGCGCTAGTCAAACAGGTGTTGGCGGAGCGGCCACAGCAAATACTGGCGGTGGCGGTGGCGGAGCTGGCGGTTCCGCGCAAGGTGGCTGGCAACAGATCGGCGGTAACGGCGGATCTGGGGTTGTTATTCTTTCTCTCCCAACTGTAAGTTATTCAGGAGTGACCACAGGATCTCCGACAGTAACAACTTCTGGATCTAACACCATTCTTAGATTCACGGCCTCTGGGACGTACACCGCATGAGCTACATCGGGAACCCTCCTCTTGTTGGCGCATATCAAAAGCTGGATGACATCTCGTCTGGCTTCAATGGCGTTACGACAACATTTAATCTGACAGCGGCGGCAACTCCCGTTACTCCGGGAACCCCGAATGCACTTGTTATTTCGCTCGGCGGTGTTGTGCAGGAGCCTGCGATCTCTTATTCAGTGTCGGGCAGCACGATTACGTTTAATCCTGCTCCTGCGTCCGGCACATCTTTCTGGGGCGTGATGCTCGGCAACGTGCTCTACGTTGGCGTGTCATCTGGAACGATTGCTCCGGGCGGTCTTTCTGCTGGGGCTCCAACATGGGACACGACAGGTCAGTTGAGCGTGACTGGTGCGATCATTGAAAATGCCCAGACAATTTCGGCAGACTATACTATAACATCCACAAAAAATGCTTTGTCAGCAGGTCAGATAACCATCAACTCTGGTGTCACTGTAACGGTGCCATCGGGCTCAACTTGGACGATTGTGTAAGCCATGCCATTAAAACTCAACGGCTCCACATCTGGTTACATTATTGTGGATGCACCTGCGGTTGCGGGGACAAACACGCTTACGTTGCCTGCTGTCACAGGTGTCGTGACAGCGTATGACACAGCGACAACAAGCACGGGCTACTTGTCAGTTCCTGTGGGGACAACAGCGCAAAGACCAGCTAGTCCTGCAAATGGGATGGTGCGTTATAACACCACAACGGGAAAATTTGAGCAGTATGCTGGGAGCTGGATAAACTATGCCACTAGTTTGTCTATTGAGTATTTAGTAGTTGCTGGCGGCGGTGGGGGCGGGTCGGCTGGCGGCGGCGGTGGCGGCGGTGTTTCCACAGGATCTACAGGTGTACTTACAGGATCTGCGGTTACGGTTACCGTTGGATCTGGGGGATCCGGGGCAACGACAGGAACAGCACAGGGAGGGGATGGAGGCACGTCTTCCATCTCGGGGGTAGCGAGCTGTTCAGGTGGCGGCGGTGGGGGAGCTTATAATAGCGGTTATACTTCCACGTCTAATGGGCGCAGTGGTGGTTCTGGAGGAGGCGGGGGATGGCCCGCTACTGCCGCCGGGGGCTCAGCTACTTCAGGTCAAGGATTTTCTGGCGGCACCACAACAACATCTACCGCAGGCCCTTACGCATCGTCCGGTGGAGGTGGAGGTGGCGGCGCTGGTGCAGCAAACACGGGATCAAACGTGTCTGGGAATGGCGGAATTGGCTTTGTGTCCGCAATCAATGGCACATCCTTATATTGGGCTGGCGGCGGCGGCGGTGGGGCCCAATCAAGCGCAACGGCTGCCACGGCAGGAAACGGAGGGCTTGGTGGCGGTGGCGGCGGTGCCCTGTATCCAGCCTCCCCCGGCACACCGGGTACTGGAGGTGGTTCTGCCTTAAACACCGGTGGGAATGGAACAGCCTCCTCTTCGTCTGCAACAGGTGGATCAGGTGGAGCAAATACCGGCGGCGGAGGTGGAGGTCAGGGTATCTCTATATATATTGGTGGAAACGGGGGTTCTGGCATCGTGATTATACGTTACTTGGGGGCACAGGTAGCGACGGGTGGAACAGTAACTTCATCGGGCGGGTACACCATTCACACGTTTACAACTTCTGGCACCTTCACAACTTAAGGTACATTTATGTCCACCCTCAAAGCCACAAACATCCAGAACCCATCGTCTACGACGGTTAATATTACGCTTGACCCGAGCGGTAATCTTACGACTGGGGCGAATGCCACTGTATCTGGAAATGCGACCGTTACTGGAAATGCCACTGTATCTGGAAATGCGACCGTTACTGGAAATCTTGTTGTCACAGGGTCGTTCACACCTTCTGGCGGTTTTAACCCAACAACTCTTGGTGTGAATACATCATCTCCGGTCATGACAATGTCAGTGGCAGGAACTTTCGGCGCACAACGTGGGACAATGCCTTTCCCGGTGCAACCTCTCTATGCGCTTCCATCTGGGAAAACAAAAGTTACTTTTTCTTGCACTAACGCCAACCAAACGTGGACGGTTCCTGCTGGTATAGCCCACATCCTTGTTAAGATGTGGGGCGCTGGAGGTGGTGGTGGAAACCAAGGTGGTTGGAACTATGGGATGCGCGGTGGCGGCGGAGGTCATTCAACAGGGATTATTCCTGTCACAGCAGGAGAATCACTAATCATCGTTGTTGGACGTGGCGGCCAAACAAATTATGCCGGGGGTCAAACACCAATTTACGGTGGAGGTGGTGGGATATATTCTAATACGGACAACCGTTATGTCGGCGGCGGCGGTGGGTACAGCGGAATTTTTCGTACATCAGTGACGCAAGCAAACGCTGTTATGATTGCAGGCGGTGGCGGTGGCGGTGGATGCAGCCGCATGATTAACGGTAATTGGGGCGGAGCTGGCGGGGGGTTAACTGGACAGAATGGTGCCGCTTCCTATGACGGAAGATACGCCGCCGCAGGTGGCGGCGGCACTCAATCTTCGGGGGGTGCAGCAGGAACCAGCTCCAGCACTGCTGGCTCTGCTGGAAGTGCATTAACTGGAGGGTATGGTGGGAATCAGGCTTACGGCGGCGGTGGCGGCGGTGGATATTACGGCGGCGGTGGCGGCGGTTATTTTGAAACAAATACTATGGCTGGCGGTGGTGGCGGCTCTGGATATATCGGATCAACAGTTTTAAACGGCGCTACCTATACTGGAGAAGAGTTTCGCCCAGCAATGTATGATGATCCTGATCTACCAAAAACATATGATGGATATGACAACTGGAGCCATTATGCTGTTGGCGGAAACCAAGTTCAATCGGCATCACAGTATACTTCAGCCGGTGGCGGTTCTGGTTTTGTGGCTATTTATTACTGAGGTGAGACATGCCCGTAACAATTAACGGAACAACTGGTATCGCTGGCGTTGACGGCTCTGCCTCTACCCCCGCAGTGCAAGGTAGTGATACCAACACAGGTGAGTTCTTCCCTGCGGCAGATACGATTGCTTGGACTACTGGTGGTAGTGAGCGTATGCGCGTTGACTCGTCAGGTAATGTTGGGATCGGGACGAATTCGCCGGGTTATAAACTTGATGTGCAAGGTTCTTCTTCAGGAGCATTCTCTGTCAATATTCAAAATACAAACAGTGGATCATCTGCACAATCAAGAGCAACGTTTACCTCTACCAGTAATACTTTAATTGTAGGTTCAAGTAACGATCCTAATCTTGGTGGTGGTGGATTTCTATATAATGGATCAGTTGTTCCGTTAACATTTTTTACAAACGCTACAGAACGTATGCGTATCGACTCCTCCGGCAACGTAGGCATCAATTCCACCAATCCAACTCAATACGATACCAGTGGCGGCAGGATATTAAATATCCGTGGCACGGCGAGTAATTCCAGCCCAGCCACCATTTTCATGAACGGTAATTCATCTGTTCCCGGGGCGGGGTATTACACACAGGAGGTTTTCTCTATTGGTGTTACTGCATCGCAGGAGATCAGCCGTGTCACAGGAACGGGTGCAAACGGATTCCGTAGCATGATACGCATTTCTCTTTGCGGTCACACGGGCGCAAAAGGCAACGGACACATTTACGCTATGTACTACTGGGATGGCGGAACAGCCGCACCTGTTCAAATCTTTAGGTATGACAGTGGAACAAACATTCCCGGTCTTTCTTTCAATACATCTACAAGTAACGTGTTGATCACTAATCTATCGTCATCGGACGGAAGCAATCTTTTTCAAGGCGTAATGACGATTGAGTATTTCTTGCCGATTGATTTTGCATCTAGCACTTACACCATATCTTAGCTGGTTTAGGGTAGGGCCGTGGTCAAAGCTTTCCAGCCAAATGCCTTCCAGTGGAACGGGTTCCAAACTGGAAGCATGAACGTCTACCCCGATGGCCTTTATGCCACGGGGTTTGTTGGCGTTCTAACGGTTAATCTTGACTCAAGCGTCAGCGTCACGGGCGTTGTTGGTACAGGTGAAGTCGGTATCGCCCTCGCCACTGGCGACGCCAATATCGACCTTACCGGTTTGTCGGCTACAGGGTACGTTGGTGACGTATCCGTAATTTACGACGCCAATGTCTACCCGACGGGTGTAGTTGGGACAGGCTACACCAATGACGTTACCGTGGTTCTCGATGCCACGGTGTTTCCAAATGGTTTGTCAGCCAACGCCCTTGTCGGCACCGTCGTTACAATCTACGACGCCAATGTGTACGTCACTGGCGTACAGGCCACAGGTTATGCCGGTCAGGTCTTGGTCTGGGGCCAAATCATCCCCGACCCCGGATCAAGCTGGAATGGCATCACACCTGCTCCCGGCTCAATCTGGACGCAGGTTGTTCCTGTTGAGGCTGGTACATGGGCTCAAATGAACCCGACACCCGGCTCAATCTGGACGGAGATTGAACCATCTGACGCTTCTATCTGGACGCCGATTGAACCAAGCTGACATAAAGAGTATACTGCTTTTGCATGTAAGAGGACCGTTTCATGACCAGTACCTATTCAACCAATCTTAAAATCAACCTGATGGGTACAGGCGATCAGTCCGGTACTTGGGGTTCGACGACCAACACAAACCTCGGCACCATTATGGAAGAGGCGATTGTTGGCTATGTCACGCAGGCCGTTGCTGACAGCGCAAGCCCCACCGTCCTCACAATCCCTAACGGCGCATCCTCAAACGGTCGTAACTATGTCCTTGAGCTGACAGGCGTTTTGACAGCAAACCGCACCGTTGAAGTGCCTGCCGTCGATAAGCCATATATCTTCTACAACAACACAACCGGCGGCTACACAGTGACCGTCAAGGTCTCGGGCCAAACTGGCGTCATTATCAAGGCTGGTAAGAAGGCAATTGTATATACAAACTCGACCGACGTGATCGAGGTCGCCAACGCTCCTGTCACGGAAGACGGCGCACAGACGCTCACCGGCAAGACCATGAGCGGCGCTTCAAACACATTCAGCAACATCTCACTCAGTTCGTCCATCACGGGGACATTGCCTGTAGCAAACGGTGGAACTGGACAAACGACCTACACAAACGGTCAGCTCTTAATTGGCAACAGCACGGGCAACACGCTTACCAAAGCTACGTTGACGGCTGGTAGCAACATTTCGATTACGAATGGCACAGGGTCTATTACTATTGATCTCCCGTCAATTATTACCGTTGGCGAACTTCGCTCGACCGGTAACGTGACAGCCTACTATTCTGACGAGCGGCTGAAGACACGGCTCGGTGCAATTGATAGCCCGCTGGACAAGGTTCAATCTCTATCGGGTTTCTATTATCAGGCAAACGAACTAGCTCAAGCCTTGGGTTACGACGTTAAGAAGGAAGTCGGCGTGTCAGCCCAAGAGGTTGCTGCTGTCATGCCGGAGATTGTTGCCGAAGCACCAATCGACCCACAATACATGACTGTTCGATACGAGCGTCTTGTTCCTTTGCTTATAGAGGCAATCAAGGAACTTAAGGCTAAGGTGGAAGCTTTGGAGGCTAAGTAATGCCTACATACTGCCCCTCTTCTGGTACAATAACGATGCAGGACATTAAAGACGCGTTTCCTGCTGTGAATACCTATGCCTTGTCTGACTACCGTGGCATAACTTATTACTATTCAAACGGTTCATCAGGGACGTTTCCTTCGTCAAACCTTGCTATGACGGCGTTCTACAGCACGACCGGGACCAATCCTCTCGTAAACACAAACTGGATTGTGGTTGGTGGCGGCGGTGCTGGTGGTGGCACAGACCAACAACAACCGGGTCCCGGCGGCGGTGGCGCGGGCGGTGTTGGCGTTGGAAGCACAACGATACTTATCGGTACGGTAATTAGCGTAACCGTCGGATCTGGCGGCGCTGCAACAAACACCTCACAAGCTGGAAACACAGCAAACGGTAGAGGGGGCAACAGCACCCTCTCATTCTTGACCAACACCATAACAGCCTATGGTGGCGGTGGCGGCGGTATCACAAGCGGTCGTCGTGGGTTGGATCAGAGCGGCGGTAACGGCGGCTCTGGTGGCGGTTCGTCATGGGGTGCAAGCGTTGGCTCTGCTACTTCCGGCACAGGCTCGTTCTCAACCTTCTACGGAAACGCTGGCGGCGGATCTGCTACCGGTCAGACGCGAGGCGGTGGCGGTGGTGGCGCTGGAGCGGCAGGAACGTATGCTGGTGTAGGCGGTAACGGCCACACTTGGTCAATTAACAGCGTCACCTATGCTGGTGGTGGCGGTGGTGGTGCATCAAGTAGCGGCAGTGGGGCTGCGGGTGGATCCGGTGGTGGCGGTGCCGGTGCAAACGGTGGCGGTAATACAGGTGGCAATGCTACATTCTACGGCGGTGGCGGTGGCGGTGCTGGCGCAGCCGGTGGCGACAGCGCAACTTTTGTTGCATACGGCGGTAACGGCTATCAGGGTGTTGTAATTATCGCTGTGCCAACAAGCCAGTACTCAGGTACTTATACAGGTTCTGCAAGCATTAGCACATCTGGTGGTTATACACTTATTACTTTCACTGGCTCAGGCACTTATACGGTCTAATAACATGCCATTACAAAAACTTCAGTTTCGCCCCGGAATCATCAAGGACGTGTCATCATACACGAACGAGGGCGGCTGGTATGATGGCAACCTTGTACGCTTTCGTAACGGCTTTCCGCAGTCCGTGGGCGGATGGCAGAAATACGCGACCACACAATTCCTTGGCACCTGCCGCGAACTCAATAACTGGATTGCTTTGAGTGGTGCAAACTACTTAGGCATCGGAACAACAAGTAAGTTCTACATTGAAAGTGGTCAGGAGTTATTTGACATCACTCCTCTCCGTGACACTGTCACGCTCACAAGTCCGCTGACAGCAACAAACGGCAGTGCTGTCATCAACGTCTATGACGTGAACCACGGCGCGTTCACCGGGGACTATGTCACGTTCTCTGGCGCAACGGGTCTTGGTGGCAACATCACAGCATCAGTGTTGAACCAAGAACATCAGATTACATTCGTTGTTGATGCTGACAACTATCAGATCACAGCTTCTGCAACAGCCAATGCTTCTGACACAGGCAATGGTGGCACTGTCACGGCTGCCTATCAAATCAACTCTGGCCTCGATACACAGGTCGGCGGCACAGGTTGGGGTGCAGGCACATGGGGTCGTGGTGGCTGGGGTTCAGCGACAACGCTCAGTGTGGGTAATACTCTTCGTCTTTGGGCTTCGGATAACTTCGGTGAGGACTTGATCTTCAACGTACGTGACGGTGGCATCTATTATTGGGATGCAACAACTGGCACTGGTGTACGGGGGGTTGAACTTGATTCTCTGTCCACTGACCCTTCTTGCCCGACAATCGCCACACAGATCATCGTTTCGGACAATGATCGCCACGTTATTGCCTTTGGTGCAAACAACTTCATCAACAACGACGGCAGTATCAATCCCGCGCAAGATCCGCTTCTGATTCGGTTCAGCACACAGGAAGATCCGACTGTCTGGACACCGTCTGCCACAAACACGGCGGGTGATTTACGTCTCGGTGCCGGTACACACATCATCCGTGCCATCGAAACCAAGCGCGAAATTCTTGTCTGGACGGACTTGTCGCTCTACTCGTTGCAGTTCTTGGGTCCGCCATACACATTCGGCATCAACCCGATTGCATCGAACATCACGTCGATTGGTTACAACTGCTACGCAACCGTCGAAGACAATGTCTTTTGGATGGGTATGGGTAAGTTCTACATCTATAACGGTAGAACCGATGAGTTGCCCTGCCCCATCAAGAATCATGTGTTTACAAATATCAACATGGAAGAGACGGACAAGGTCTACGCTGCCGTCAATTCTGAGTACAATGAGATCACATGGTTCTATCCGACAGCAAACTCGTCGGAGAACGACGTCTATGTCACGTACAACTATGCAGAAAAAGCATGGTCGTATGGAACACTTGCACGTACTGCATGGCTTGATCGCGGCACAAACCAATATCCGATTGCCGCTTCGCCTGATCGCTACCTCTACAATCAAGAACTCGGGACGGACGATGGTAGTGCTAACCCGCCTGTCGCAATCAACTCGTACATCGAAAGCTCGCCGTTCGATATCGGTGAGGGTGATCAGTTTGCCTTCGTGAAAAAGATCATTCCAGACCTGACCTTTATCAACTCAACAGATAGCCCGCAGGCTACTATGACGTTGAAGATGCAGCAGTTCCCGGGGTCGAACTACTCAAGCAGTTCTACGAATACTGTAGCACAGAGTGCTACAGTTCCGATTGAACAGTTCACAACGCAGGTGTTTACACGTTTGCGTGGGCGGCAAGTAACCTTTAGGGTTGGTAGCAACAAGGTAGGGACGCGGTGGTCTCTTGGATCGCCGCGCATTGAAATCCAGCCAGACGGTAGGCGCTAATGGATCGCAGGCTTTCGCTTCCGGTATTCGGTCGGTCGCCCGATGCCTACAGCCCGCAATACATGGACGACGTGGTCAGGATGCTCAACATCCTGACAACCTTGATTAGGAACCCCGGTGAAGGTCGTCAAACGACGATGGTGTTGACGGATTTGCCAACAACCGACTACGGCCTTGAGCCGGGATCTTTGTTTCAGGTTGACGGTGCAGTGCGTATCTCGTTGCAGGATAAGCCTTATGTCTTGGGCTTGTCTGCAACAGGTGGAGTTGGAACGGTTTCGGTGACAGTCTAATACTTGTCTTCCGAGGCTTAAAAATGTATTGTGGATGGGCCTTATAACAGGTTCGGCCCCTGCCACAGCATATACATTATAGGTGAGCTATGGTGCAGGGAATAATGGGTCTTAACACGGCGCAGCCGCAACAAGCGGAGGGCGCTTCTCCGGATGCAGTCAACGCCTTGAGCGGGGGCTTCAATAGCTTGTCTCCGGCAGAGATCAATAGCCTGCAAGAACTTCAAGATGATCTGTCAGAATTGTCCCCTGACAAACTTCAGATCCTCCAGCAAATCATTCAGTTCCTGAAGAAGAATCAAGATCGTTACGACGACGCTGTCAGAATGCTCGTTGACAAGGGTGTCATTGAGGCAGGCGATCTGCCACCTGACTACGTTCCGTCGTTCTTTGAGATCCTTGAGAAGATGGTCGATCAGGCCCTCTCAGGCGGCAGAGAGCAGTTCGCCAAGGGCGGGATTGCTGCATTGCGAAAGAAAGCCAAAGCCGTTCAAAAGGCTGGCACAGGCAGTGACAAGATCCTCGCTCACATCAATCCTCGTGAAGCAGCTATGCTTCAGGCGACTCGTGGCGGCGGCATGAACCCCAAGACCGGCCTGCCGGAGTATGGGTTCTTTGATGACATCGGTAACTTCTTGAAGAAGGCTGCTCCCGTTGTCCTGCCGGTGGCATTAAACTTCTTGGTTCCCGGCCTTGGGGCCATTGCATCGGGTGCAATTGGGTCTGGTATTGGTGCAATGATCAACGGCGCATCGCCCGGCGAAGCACTTCAGTCCGCTTTGATCGGCGGCGCGACCGGTGCTGTATTCAGCGGGGTACAAGGCGCGATGAGCGGCAAGGGCTTTATGGCAGGCGTCCAAGGTGGTCTTCCGGGCGCTTCTTCAAATCTTTATGCCAATCAGTCGTCCGCATATACGCCTTTGCCGACAACAACACCCACGGATGCCATCAAGGTAGCAAGAGAGACGGCAGCTCCAATAACAACTGCGTCTTCAACCCCCAGTATGTTTGCGGGCGTAGATAAGTTTGTTCGAGACAGCCCCTACATCACTGCTGGAATTGCAGGTCTCGGGGGCGCAGCAATAGCCTCTGCCATGCAGCCAGAACAAGGTGAAGCACCGTCGCTTCCTCCGGGGGCTACAGCAGAACAGATCCGGGCTAATCGATTTGCACCTAATGCGTTCACGTCTGGTGTTGCCTCACGAGTCAACTTTGTTCCGACGATGTATGCAGCGCACGGTGGTGAGATGGATGCTCGCATGGGTGGGCACCTTGAGGGCCCGGGTACAGGAACAAGCGATAGCATTCCAGCTCGTTTGAGCGACGGTGAGTTTGTCATGACAGCAAAGGCTGTTCGTGGCGCAGGTAATGGCAGCCGTAAGGCGGGTGCAAAGAAGATGTATGCTCTTATGCACCAGTTTGAAAAGAGGGCCTAACAATGGCTGATACGACGACACAAACCTATGTTCAACGCGAACCAGATTGGATGGAAGCGTATCGCCGCGCCCTCATTGAGGACGTGAAAGGCGTTACCGGCAAGGCTCCGGCGCAACTTCCTGAGTATCAGGTGGCAGGTCTTTCTGGTCAGCAAGAACGTGCTTCTCAGTTGGCATCACAAGGCATTGGCGCGTATCAACCTTTCTTGCAACAGGCCAGTGGCTTGATGGGCCAAGGCGCGGGTATGATTGCTGGTGGCGCTCAAGCCTACGATCCAAATGCTGCCGCAGCGTACATGAATCCGTATCAAGAGGCTGTGACACAGAAAGCCTTGCAGGAGATGAACCGTCAGGCTGACATACAGCGGCAAGGCGTTGCTGCCGGTGCGACAAGAGCAGGCGCATTTGGCGGATCTCGCTATGGCATTCAGCAAGCGGAACTCGGTCGCAATCTTGCTGACGTTCAATCAGCACGTATCATGCAAGACTACGCGCAGAACTACAGCCAAGCACAACAAGCCGCGATGAACGCATTCCAAAATCAGCAGGCTCGTATGCAGGCGGCAGGTCAGTCTCTTGCAACAGTTGGTCAGGGGATCGCTGGTCTCGGTCAGCAGACCTCTGCCCTTGGCCAAGGTGATGTTTCATTCTTGTATAACATGGGCGCTAACATGCAGGGCCAGCAGCAGAAGCTGCTTGACGCTCAACGCATGAACCAAGCAATGATGAATGCAGAGCCGTATCAGCGTTTGTCTTACTATGCTGATATCTTGAACAAGACGCCGTCAGGCCAGATGGGTATGACAGCGACAACGCAGCCTACACCTAGCCCGTTCTCGCAGATTGCTGGCCTCGGTATCGCCGGTCTTGGCGCATACAACATGGGCAAGAACGCATTCGGAGTTGTGTAATGGCATATGATCCCGTTCTTGATCGTGAGATGTTTCGCCCGAAGTCTAAGTCGAAGGGCGTAGAAGATCTTCGCGAGTCTGAAGATCCGGCAGTGGTTGCTCGTCGTGAGCAGGCGCTTGCGATGATGGCGGCAGCAAAAGAAAAGTTTGACCCCGCAAACTATCAAACGCTCAAGGAACAAGATCGCCCGGGCGTATTCCGTCCGGTTGCTGTCAACATGCCTGCACAACAACAGACTGCCGACACTGCCATGCGTATGCAGCAGATGGCGAACATGGGCATGCGTCCAATCGGCATGGCAGAGGGCGGAGATCCTGCCGACAAGATCAAGCCGACCATTGAATCACCCGGGGTGTTTGAGCGCATCAGCCGTTTCATGTATCCCGATGGCCCGCAGACAATGGCTGTTGGACCTAAAGCAAAGTATTCACTTCCTGACGTTGGACTTCGCATTGGTCGTGAAGATCAACCCGCAATTGTCGATGAGTTCCAGACAAACTATGTTCGCCCGGAATTTATGGCCGAGCCATTGTCTGACGAAGAACGTGCTGCCCTTGAAGAACTTAAGAATCGCTATGGTCCGGAAGCGGCCCAAAAGATTTTTGACGAACAGCAGGCTCGCTATACCGATGGTGGCTCAAGACTTACTCGTGGTATCCGCGATCTTTTGGACAACCCCCCAAGTAAGTCTGAGATCGAACAGACAATTAAAACACTTAAAGAACAGGAAGAAACTGCTCCGCGACCAGATGTTGAACAGCGGATGTACGAGCGCAGGCTTGCTGACATTGAAGAACAACGTCGTGCCGCACGTCGTGCAAGAGAAGAAAACCCTGTTCCGGGAGTGTTTGAGTCCTCAACGCGCGAAGAAGTTGCTCGCGCACAGGCGCAGCAAGAAGCCGCCGTTAGAAAAGCTGTGGCCGATGTTGGCGGATCCGTTCCTACTCGGTCAGAGTATCAAGGTGGTCCTCTCTCCGGCGCTGCCACAACGAGTGGTATGGGACTGACGAGTCTTCCAGCAACTCAATCTGCGGAAGACAAAGTTGCTGCGTCTCGTGTAGAAGGTAATTTACAGTACGGCGCAAAAGCACCAACACCCGCAGTCACTAGAGCCGCTTCTTCGGAGAGAGACTATTCGACGTCAATGACTGATATTAAACGTGATCGCGAAGACGCATTTAACATGGCATTGATGCAAGCCGGTCTTGCAATGATGGCAGGCAAAAGTTCTAACGCTCTTGCCAACATTGGTGAGGGTGGTATTGCTGGACTGCAAGCATATGCATCTCAACTGGGGCAAGCTCGTGCGCGTGATATTGAAGACCGTAAGCTGAGCATGATGGAAAAGTATTACGGTAGCCGTGAAAAAGCTGCCGGTATCGCTGCTGCAAAACTTCAACAAGACTATCTTGAAGCACTCAGCAATGCACGTAGTAAAGCGGAAGGTAAGTGGATCGATACCGTTAAAAACGACCCAACCCTATCTATGTTACAAAGCAAAGATCCCGCAGCATTTAATGCTCGAAAGAAGTTGTTCATTAATGATCAGCTTCAAGACTTTACAGATCAGTTTAAAACTCAAGTCTCTATAGCAAGAAATGCTTCCCCTGATCCTGAGTTGACTAAAGATTTTGAACAGTTTCAGTAACGGATAATTAAATGTCTACTCTTGACGAATACCGCCAAGCGTTTCCAGAGTATCAAAACTATTCCGATCCTGAACTAGCCGCTATTCTTTACAAAGAATACGGTGAGGGAAAAGATAAGTTTGACTTTTGGCTTACCGTAACCGGCAAAGGACAAAGGGCAACCCCCTTTGAGGCGGGTACTGCTGGTCTAAAGTCAGCGGCTCAAACCGGTATTGCTGCACTGCAATCTCAACTTGGTTATGAAGAAGCAGCAAAAGAAAATCTTAAAGAAGCTCAGCAACGGCAAGAAGATATTGCTCAACGGTATCGTAGAGAAGTTCCTACAGCCGCTGAGATTGGTATGAGTCCATCTCGTCTTGCACGCTATGCGTACGAGGTCGGTGCAGAGAGTGTCCCCTATGCTCTGCCCTCTGTCATTGGCGGTATTGGTGGCGGCATTATTGGTGGTCCTATTGGCGCGGCAGCAGGAGCCAGTGCTCTTAGCTTTCCCGTGTTCACAGCAACAAACATCCAGCGGCAGGTTCAAGAAGGAGCACCTTTACAGGATGTTTCTATTGGTCGTGCTGCCGCGACTGCCGTACCACAAGCCGCGTTTGATGCTTTGATCGGTAGGTACATTCCGTTTATTGGCAAGGCCGCAACAGGAAGCTTGGTTCGTCGGTCTACATTGAAAGCCCTTGAGGGTGGTGCAGTTGAAGGTTTGACTGAGACTGCACAACAGGCTTTGGAAATTCTTCAGGCTAATCCTGAAAAGCTTACGGACTTCAGTCCGGAGGTTCGCCAAGAACTTGTTGAAAGCGCTGTGGCGGGCGGTCTTCTTGGTGGTGGTCTTGGTGCGGTCACTGGTGCTGTCAGCAGGCAACCTACTGTGGAACCAACAACTCCAACGGAACCAACGGCGGCACAACCTGCGGAGCCGGGTGCCCCTGTTGAACCCACTGTCACACCGCCCGGTGAACCTGTTGCCGTTCCTTCGCAAGGAAATGAATGGCTTCAACAAAATGCTAAACCGTTGGAAGCTTTTAACGAAGCTCCTATGGAGTATCAGGTTGCTGAACCTGCAACTAAACTTCCGCCTCCTAAGAATGGCGAGACTCGTATGTACTTCGATCCCGATGTTACAGAGGGAAGCACCGGAGCCACTGCGTTTTTTGCCAATCCAAAGGATCTGTTAAAGGCAAAGCCCGAAGCGGCAATCAAGTTTGTTGATGTACCTCAAACATTTAATTTCACAAAATCAGAGCCGACCGCTGTTGCGTCTTACGTAACAGATCCAGCAGTTGATAAAGATCTTATTGATAAGGGTCAGGACTATTTAACAGATGAGGGCAAAAAGTTACCGATAAAGTTCACGAGCATTGTGGACAAATCTCTGTATGCGTTTGCTAAAGATCCAAGGTACTCAGTCCTTGCCAAGGACTACTTGAGTAAGGGCCTTGGTATGTCCGAGGACGAGATTGATCTTAAGAGCCGCGAGGTTTCTGCAAAGATCGACAAGCATCTCGAGGATCGCAAGCAGGCCTACGGTAAAGGACATGCGCCAGAGGAATCAATTACGGTGCCTCGCTTTAGTGAGGATGCGTCTGTAGTTACATTTCCTGTTGAGCCACGCGAGACTATCGGCGGGATCGATGTCAACACAACAGATCCTGCCGAACAGGCTAAGCTCAAAGACATTGTCGATAAGAGTCCCTTCAATGTTACAGATGCTTCGAACAAGGCGTTAGAGGATTACGCGCCGGGAATCGTCGATCTTGCTCGTGATATTCACTTGAAGTTTTTCCCCGGCATAAAGATGAATCTTCGGTCGGCCAAAGGAAAGACGTCATCTGGTAGCCGTACTTTTGGAAGCATGAACTACGGAAAACTGTTGCAGGGTGAAATCACGATTAACGTGAACACTGATGCAGCATATTCTCCGGAGAGTGCTCTTCGTACACTGTTCCACGAGTTTGCTCACGTGTTTGAGTTTACGTGGTTCTCCAGTATTCCTAAGGATCAACTTCGTGCGATCATCGATCAGTATGTTCGCGAGACGTATCCAGATGCGATGCGTCGCATGGCTTCGTATGAGATCTTTAAGGTTATTGAACAGCAGAAATTTAAATCTTCTGCCGATCAAGCCGAGATCGCAGCAGCTTTGAAGGGTAAAGTTGAGAAGACACCAAAAGGGAGGATTGTTCTTAAAGGTGAGGCCAAGGCTCAGTTTCGTCCGAGGTATCACTTGGGGTTCTCTGAGTGGATCGCGGAGAAGGGTGCTAACTGGTACATGAATAGCGACCGTGTTCCACGCACGGCGTTGCAAAAAGCATTTAAAAACTTCTACGATGGTCTTCGTAAGATCTATTACGAGATCTCTAAGTATCTTGGCATCACGCCAGACCAAGGTGCTTTTGAACAACTGCTTTCCGAACTGTATGGTCGCAAGGAAACTACGCCGATTGATGTGGCTGGTAAGGCTGCTCAAACAGAGGCTGAAGCCGAGGCTGCTGCTCGTGCAGCCGGTGTTCCTTTGGATACAAAGGTTACGGATGCCCGTAGACGCAAGGGTGTTGTTGAAAACGTCATGCGTGAAGCGACTGTGCGTGAAGAAGCACGCCCCGGCTATACGAGCATGGGCGACCGCCTAATCAGCAAAGAGCACCCGCTGACTCAGGCAGATATTCAAGAGACAGATAACAACCCCGCTCTTCTTGATCCCAACATTCCACCAGAAGTCCAGAAGATGGCCTACTTTGTGGCCGCTAAAAAACCTGTCGGGTTCTGGTCTAACCTAGTAAGCAATTTGTTTGGTAGGGTTGGTAACGAATCTCTGGCTTCTGCCTTCATCAGAAACAACGTGGCGTCTCAGGTTCCGTTCCTTGAGAGAGCGGATTTGCGCGAGGTTGGTCGTACACTTGAGCGTATGCAAAATGCCCAAGGTCGTATGACAGGATTGATTGAGTCAGGTCATCTTGTCTACGATCCAAAGACGAAGCAACTTGAGTTTCGTTCTAAGATTGGTAATCGAGACATTGGTGGTCTTAAGAAACTCTTCGCTCCTGCCGGGCTGAAAGGCGAGGCTGCTCTTCAGCTGTATATGATTGCGAAACGTGAGCTTGATCTCCGTGCCCGTGGTCGTACGGGTATTGGATACAAGGATCCGAGCACAGGAACAATCGATCCTAAGACAGGCAAGATTGATCCTAATACAATGAAGCCGTTTACCAATGAGCAACTCAAGAAGATTGTAGAGGCCACACCTGAGCACATTAAGAAGGTTGGTCAGGACCTCTATGAGTTCAACAAAGAGATGGTTCAGTTCTCAGTTGACACTGGTGTTATCCCGCAGGAGTTGGGGGATAATCTCATGTCGATGTTCTATACCCCGTTCTATCGTATTCAGGATACCGAGATAGAGAACAACGGTAATCTGACCGTTGCCGGTCCTGTTGGTGCAGCTCTTAAAAATCCAAGTGCCGTCACGTTGTTTAACCAGAAGGTTACGGCAGGTGGGCAGATCGACGCTAATTTCTACGAAAATACATTTCGTAACTACTCTTCAATTGTTACGGCAGGTCTTAAGAATATTGCGTACAGCAATGCTGCGAAGGCTTTGATCGATCTTGATGATCCATCAATCGCTCAGGTCGTTGGCAAGCCAGACAATAACTCTATCACCTATCGTGTGGCTGGTGGCGACAAGCACCTTCAGATCAACGATCCGGCAATGTTTCAGTCGCTTGCGGCGTTCTCGCCAAAGCAATTGGATGGCTTTGTGTCAGCCGCATCTAAGTTTGCTAACGTACTTCGGACGGGTGTCACTACTGCACCGGCGTTTCAGATTGCAAACTTGTATCGCGGCGTGCTTGACGTCTACTTGAAGACAGGTATGCCACTGACAGATCTTGTTGTCGGTACGTTTAAAGGCATCAAAGAAGCATACAAGAGGGGTGCCTCTGCTCAAGCCATTCAGGCTAAGACAGGCTTTGGTGGGTTTCGCTATGGTGCATCAGCACAGAGTCAGGCCGAAGCTTTGCGTGCTGCATTTGCTACGAAAGAAGGAAGTGCCACCGCATGGCAACAGGGCATGAACCTGCTCGGTAAACTTGAGAATATCGGCGATGCCTCTGAAATGGGTCCACGTATTGCTTACTATAAGTGGCTTGTCGAAAAGAAAAAGATGAACCCAGAAGAAGCTGCTTGGGAAGCGGTGAACCTTACAAACTTCAGTCGATCCGGCACGGGCAAAGGTATAACGGGCAGCGCCCTTGCTGTTCTTATTCCTATGATTCCTTTCTTGAATGCCCGAGTGCAAAGCCTTTACCGCTTGATGGAAGCAGGTACGGCAGGTGGGGGAAAGACTCTTTTCCAAAAGGGTTCTATCGGTCTCCCTCTTGCAATCGTTAATCGCGGTTTAATGTTGGCCGCAATCGAGTTGGGTCTCAACGCCATCTACGGCGATGACGAGTGGTATAAAAATCTTTCTGTTAGAGACAAGATCGCAAACAATTATCTCAAGGCTGGGGATACAGTTGTTGCGTTGCCTCGAGTCTTTGAATTGGGATCGGCGTTCGGTGCTATTCCTGCTCTAGTGTTGGATGCTATTCGTCAACAAGATGGGTCTGAACTTGCAGATGGCCTCGGTCAAATTGCAATGGGCACCTTCTTCTTCAATCCAATCCCGCAGTTTGCAAAGCCTCTTGTTGAGCTGTACTTTAACAGGGATATGTTTACAGGCAGAGATATTGAAACCCTTGCTGACAAGCGGTTGCCGTCAGGAGAACGTGCAGATGAACTCACGTCCGAAGTCGCAAAGCTTATTGGTAAGTATACCGGCGAGGCTAACCTTTCTCCAAAGCAAGTTGATGTTCTCTTGCGTGGATATCTTGGCACACTAGCAACAACCTTTACTTCTATCGTTGACGGGTTTCTTGCATCAGCCGGTACTCGTCCGCAGGGGTATTTTGGAGATCCGACAAATCCTGTTTCTATCGGTGCCAATGCTGTAGGCCTTGCTCGCTTTGTGAAATCTCCTGAGCAACTTACAAACAAGTACGTCAAAGACTTCTACACAATGGTGAAGGATGTAACAGAGATCACCAGCTCCATTAAGAAGGCTCAGGATACTGGGGACATTGATGCTTTGTTGGAAAAGCTTGAGGCTAACCCACAAGCTATGACCTTGAAGCCAATGCTCAATCGTGTTCAAAATAGAATCGGTGATCTTAACGACGCTATGGATAAGGTTCGTCTCAATCAAAACATTTCCGCTGAAGACAAAGTTCAACGGATCAATATGTTGAGGGAAGAAAAGGTTCGTCTAGCAGAACAGGCCGTGACTATGGGCCGAGAACTTGGATTGTAATATGCGCGATAACTACAACACCTGCATTGCTCACGTCCTCAAACATGAGGGAGGCTTCGTAAATCATCCTTCTGATCCGGGCGGAGCTACCAACAAAGGGGTGACCAAAAAGGTTTGGGAAGAGTGGGTTGGTCACCCAGTAACAATCGATGACATGAAGGCGTTGACAACAGAAGATGTCCAACCGCTCTACAAAAAGAACTACTGGGACCGTGTCCGTGGAGATGATCTACCGGCAGGTGTGGACTATGCTGTGTTTGATGTTGCTGTTAATAGTGGTGTTGTGCGTGCCGCCAAGTTTCTTCAGGCTGCTCTTGGACTTAATCAGGATGGCATCATTGGGCCAGCTACCCTTGCTGCCGTAGCCGCCGCAAACCCCCGAGATCTTGTAACAAACATCTGCGACAAACGTCTTGCGTTTATGCAGTCCCTTCCCATCTGGAGTACATTTGGGAAGGGCTGGCAACGTCGCGTTGATGACGTAGAAAAGGTTGCGTTCGAGATGGCAACTTAGATCAGCCACTCTTTGTAGCCTTCTTTCAGGACCGTCGAAGCAATATCAATCTTGTCACGTAGAGCAGACAGGATCTTTTCGTCCACCGTACCTTCAGTAACGATGTCGATGTAAGTGACATTGTTCTTCTGACCAATGCGGTGTGCGCGATCTTCTGACTGAAGTCTGACTTCTAAGTCATAACTATTACTGTAATAAATGACAGTTTTAGCCTCAGTCAGCGTCAGGCCGTAGCCACCTGTACGAGGCTGTCCGACAAAGAACCGCACAGAGTTGTTGGGGTCTTGGAAGTCCTCTACAATCTGCTGTCTGTCCTCTGCCTTTGTCTCGCCGAAGTACATACGGACTGTGCCTTCCCCGTATTCTTTTTGAATGGCCTTGGCGATGGCGTAAATGTCGTGGGTATAGTTGGCCCAGATAATTACTTTGCCGTCTACCTCTTCCAATGCCTCCATCAATTCGTTAAGCTTGTTGGAAGGGATTGTTTCAAACTTCCCGTCGTCAGTCTTCAAGAATCCGGAGCACACCTGTTGAAGTCGCAGGATCTGAGTAAGTGCATTTGCCGCCGTAACAACCCCTTGCTCGAGGACGGCAAGTGCGATTGTTTTGAGCTGGTCGTAGACGCGCCGTTGCTCGGGCGTAAGTTCTACCAATCTCTTGATGTAGATCTTCTCGGGGAGATCGAGACAATCTTTCTTGAGAATACGGTAACTAAACCGGTCAAGGTTGTTTGTAAGTTCTTCGAGGTTCTGGTACCCGACAACTTGATTGAAGGAGTGGGTGCCGACGGAACGTCTCCACATTTTACAGTAGCGGGCTTGGAAACTGAAGAACGACCCAAAGCCAAGAAGATGCGGGTCAAGAAAGTCGCACTGCGAAAATAGATCCATCGGTGTCTTGGTGATAGGAGATCCCGTTGCGATCCTACGATACTTGGCAAGACCACCTACATTCACGATGTTCTTTGTACGCTTGGCTGAACGATTCTTAATCGTCGTGCTTTCATCCACTGCCATAAAGACTTTGCGCTTGCGTAGAAACTGCTTGGCAAACTCTACGCCCTTGTCAGTGGAGAATGCTTCGACATTCATGATCAACACCTTGAGGTTGTCATCGTCCTTCAACGCGACATCGAGATGCTCCAGTTGTTTCTTGGTGTGGTTGGGAGACCAGACTACGATGTCTGCAACGATGTGCTCGGGCAGATGTTCGGGGACCTCTTTCCTCTGCCAATTCTTGTACACACCCTTTGGTGCGACAACCAACACGCCATCGATCTGGCCGTTGTCATAGAGCATGGCAAAGTTGTCGATAAGAATCTTCGATTTGCCTGTGCCCATCTCACAGAACAAAGCGTACTCGTTCTTGTCCCATGACTTTTCCAAAGCCGTAAGCTGATGCGCGTATGGCTGATGCTTAAATTTGTATCTCATGTTCTGCCCTTTCTGTGGCTACAATTATTCTGGATCAAACCAGCCTTCCTTTAAAGATCCCCAGTTGGGACCGCATTCCATATCCACAACACTTGGTACGTGAAGACGTACGCATGACTCCATAATTTCACGCACCTTGTGGGCGGTATCTCTATCGGGAACAGACATTGCCAACTCGTCGTGGATTTGAACGAGGGGCAACAAACCTTCCTTGTGTAACTCAACCATTGCCATCTTGGTCTGATCGGCGGCAGAGCCTTGGATCAAACGGTTCAACGCCTTATAGGCAAAGGCCACCTTGATGTTATTGGGGCCATATGTCTGCTCAGCTTTCTCGCGGTTGTACGGTGTACGTACAGGCTCATCCCGTGAGACGGACACAGGTTCCCACATTGGGAAGCGGCACCGGCGATGGAGCAGGGTGCGGATTAGATAGGGTGGGCGGCTTGCTCTGCCCGAGCATTTATCGGCAAGCTCTTTGAGGAACGGGATGTTCTGGTGGTACTTGCGGGACAAGCCCTTGGCCTCGTCAAGATCAACACCGAGCTGATGCGAAAGCTTGTTGACGCCCATGCCGTAGATCAAACCCAAGCCGATTGTCTTTGCTTCCTTGCGCGACACACCCATGAGATCAGCCGCAAGCTGATGGAAGTCTGTACGAGGATCATCCAAGAACGCATGAACAAACTCATCTGACCCGCCAAGGTCGAGGGACTTCGCGTAATGCACGACAAGGCGTGGCTCTTGTGATGCGTAGTCAAACGATCCCCATGTCTCACCCTTCTCCGGAAGAAAGAGCGACCGGATCAAGGAGGAGATGTTTTGATCGCGAGATGGGATCTGCTGAAGGTTTGGGTTTGAATAGCTGAACCGCCCTGTCACCGTGCCGCCATCGTCACTGCGGAGCTGATGCATTTCAGGGTGCAAGCGACCATTGTTCTGGTGGCGGAGGATCGTCTCGATAAATGTCGAGTGTGCCTTGTTCAATTCACGGGCCTTGACCACGGACTGAGCAAACGGGTGCTCGTGGTTCTTGAGGAAGTCTTTGGTAAAGCTGGGCTGTCCCTTTGCCGTGCGGTTGTACTCAAGCCCAAGCTTGTCGAAGCCCTTGGCTACGGAAGCCGCCGCCCAGATGTCTACATCAATTCCGTATTCTTTTTTTACAGAGGCAATGATCTCACGCTCTTTTGCGACAAGGTCCTTACCGGCACTCTCTGTCTTCTCAAGATCAATCCTGACCCCTCTAGTCCTCATGTCGATGGCGATCCGAAGGATTTGAGATTCGACCTCAAAGATCTGCTCAAGACCATCGTTCTGGATCATGCCCTTGAAATGGTTCCACAAGCGGAGAGTCAGCGCCGCATCCTGCTCGGCGTACTTGCCAACATACATGGCAGGGAGCAGGTGAAGCTCGGCCTTGGGGTCAAGACCAAACTCCTTCGCCGCATCGCGAAGCATCCGCTCATCTTTGGTTTCGAACAGGTAGTCTTTGCCCAAACTATTTAGCGCATAACTGAAGCGGTTTTCATCCAGTAATGGGGCGGCGATCATTGTATCAATGATCGTTCCCTTTACCTCGACACCCTCTGCTCTCAGCCAACCCACGTCATACTGTGCGTTGTGAAAGATGTAGTGCGCTTCGGGGTCTGAGCAGAGATCCTTCATGTAGTTGAGGACCATGCTCGGTGGGAAATTGTCACCCTTACCGTGACGAATGGGGAGATAGATCGCCAGACCTTCAACAGCGATGGCTACGCCAACGACGTGCCCGTCCTTGGTGGGCCATCCACTGCCCTTTGTCTTTAGATTAGGGTCATATGTTTCAAGGTCGATACAAAACTCTTTTGCCCCTCTCAAGTCCGGAATCTCGGTCGGCATCACCCACTCTGTCTCTGGTGGTTTCACGAAGAACATTGACATCGTTAGTCACTTTCAAAAATTGATTGCAGTCACAGACCGGCCACTTCTTGGACAGCTTATCCATCGTGGTCTGCAACTCAACCTTACCGCACTCACAAACTGCAACGACTTCCATCATGCTGTCCCAACAACATCCGTCATCGCCAACTGAACAACGTCGTAGACTTCGACGCAGGTAGCTAGATACGTATCTTTCGGTACCCCAAGGAGGACAGCAACCTGTGCCGCTTCCTTGATCATGACAAGCGCACAATCAAACATGACGTCTGACGAGCTGTAGTCGTCATCTGTGTATCTGTCGTGCAACTGCCCAATCATATTCTTGATAAGGCTAGTGTAAACGGATTGAACACGGTCGGATGTTGTTTCTTCGGTCATATCCTAAATCCTTGTGTGTTCGTTGGATGAATCAGGTGAAGCTGTTCTTTGGCTCGAGTAAGGCCAACATAGAACACGCGCTTCTCGTCGTCCATAAGATGTGGGTTGTAACGAAGGCGTCTTTCATTGGGGTAGTTAAAGTCTGTAAGCAACAAGACGTTGTCTGCTTCCGCACCTTTTGCCCCATGAATGGTGGAGATATGGATGCGGGGCTTGCTTCCTACGTTCTCACCCTTCTTCTCGCACGCCTCAAAATATACCCGAGTCTCTTCAGGGATGCGCTTCAATCCAATGTTCCAAGGATCTTGGTGCTTCAATCCAAAGTCTTGCACAAGATCTTGAATTTTATAGGGCCTGTCTTCGTCAGCATTCGGCATCGTTTTAAAGCCGTGTGTCACCTGATCTTTGTCCATGAACTTATATGCAAGACGAACCTCTTCAACGGTTGCTTCGCCACCACTACGCAGACGTTCCCAGATCTCAATCGCAGAGGTGATGTCGTTCTTGTCAGACCCACCAAGACGTGTCGTATAGAGGTGACCTTTTGTTTTGACCTGCTCTTCCAAACCTCGGATCATGTTCTTGGTGCGACCAAGCAGAAGCCACGATCCTTCTGAGAGATCGACACTCATGCTGTCTGAGTGCCACTGCACAACGCCACGCTCTGGACGAGGCTCAAAAACTTTAGGGCGGCGTGAGTTGATGCGGTTAATCAGACTCTGTGAAATCTCATGGTGACTGCTCGGGATACGGTAGCTTCGATCCAGTACTGTCACGTCACCGTCAAGGCGGATAAAGTAATCCACGTCAGCCCCAGCCCAACGATAGATGGCTTGGTCATCGTCACCGGCAATGTATGTTTCTTCTGAACAGCGTTCGATGAGGTGTGCCATCTGCCACTGTAGAGGAGACAGATCCTGTGCCTCATCGATAAAGGCGACATCAAGTCTGGGAGCAAGTTCCTGCGCGACAAACTGCTCGAGCAGATCAGTGTAGTCGAAGAGTTGATGCTTCTTCTTGTACTCATTCACACAGCGAGCAACCCACTCAAGCTCTGACCAATTGACATAGAGAGACACCTCTGTCCGATTGTACAGATCCCGCAGTGGAGTCTGGCAGATGCGAGCCATGTTAATTGTCTGAAGAAACTTGTCGCCGTATCCAAAGTCTACAAAAGGACCATCCTCAATCTCAAAGCTTTGGTTAAACTTTGGGATCTTCAGCCACTTACTAATGTCGTTGTAGTGCTCATACTGCATAAGGTTCTTGGATGGAATACCAAGCTGACGAAACGCCAAACTGTGCAATGTCTTAAAGAACGGAAACGCACTGGCCTCCAGTTTGAACTTGGCTTTTGCACGCGTGATCGCTTCGTGCGCGGCACGACGAGTGAAAGCGAAGTAGCCAATGCGATCCGGAGGCACGCCCTTGTCGAGATAATATTCTACCAAGGACAAAAGCTTTGTTGTTTTACCTGTGCCCGGGGGCCCGAGAATAATATGCATTAGAGTACCTGATCTTCTTTGAACTGCGGGATCTCCCGCTTGTTGATAACCATTCTATCGACAAAGTGTTTTTCAGGAACGCTCCAAACGTGAACACCTTTGCCGCGCACATTCCAAAAACCTTTCAACGCCCCATCAATTTCTTTCAGTACGAGGCCAATCTTGTTGGTTGTATACTGTGTGAAACCGTTAACAATAAGGTGCTTCTTAAGATCTTTGATTTGAAAAAAGATTCTTCCATCCAACCAGACAGCAATGCCTTGCAAGATTTCCTGTTTCTCACTGCCACGCGCACGATCACAACAAAACGCCGTCAACAGATCTTCAAACTCACCTTTGGTCGTTGTGTCCGGTGGGACTTCAACAACGGTTGCATTTGCAAGCAATGCCGCAACTCGCCGTTGCCATACCGGCGCACTCACCATCGGAGGGAACTGATTGATCTGTGAGATGCAGGCTTTCTGAAACATCGTCTGCGAGTGGAGCGAGTCTGTGTTGAGCTCTAACCTTTGCCCATTGACAGTCAGGATCCAGATCGGAGGATCACCGTCGATCTTTGTGAGCGAACTAATGTCGACGTTGGCATTACCTTCTCCGACACCAAACTTGCGCGTCATGCAAATGTCTTTGTTGCAGAACGGTGCAATCGGTTGATCGCCACACTTGTAGAAGTAGTCCTTCTTTTTCAATTGTTTAATGATGGCTTCAACTTCCCTATTATCCAAGGGCGGAACCACCATCTTAGCATTCATCTTCTTCACACGTTCTTCCCAATCGTCAGGGGCAGACAACCGTGCATACACTCCAAGGTTGAACAGTGCGTTGTTGCGACTACCTTCTCCGAAACCTTGCGATGCAAGGTGCTGAAGACACGGCGGTCCTTCGGGCAAAGTATCGTCTTGGCTTTCATCGCGTGTCTTAATTGCAAAGAATTCATCTGCCGTCATCACGCGAGACTTGGCGAAGTCTACAAACTCTTGTGCGCTAAGACCCGTGCCTTCGTCGTTGAAACCGAAGCGGGTACTTCGCCCACTGGCAAAGTACGGCATGTTCAAGAAGTTGCCTGTGTCACCACGATCAAGCAGGATCGACGCCTGCTTCGGAAAGATCTCACAATTACCGTAACCAAGCAGGGCGGCGATAGCACCGCACTTGGACATGGCATCACCGGCAGGGATGCTTTCACTCAGAAAAAAGTAGAGGTGTCCACCTCCAGATTTTGACCGGCAAAGCACACCCTTGATATGTAAAGATTTGAGCTTTCTCGCGAGGGAAGCGTGATCGAGACTGTATACGTCAACGTCGATGGCGCACCACCGTACAGTGTTCTCGCTCGTGATGGGGATAATCCCAAGGCCAACCTTGCCATCGAGATGACTTCTCCAATGATCAAGAGTCGTTGCTTCACGGATAACGCGGGCTGTTCCCTGACGTTTGCCATCTGTTACTCTTTCTGCGTTGATCTCAAATGTTCCGTGCGCGATATCGCTACCACGAAAGAGATCGTAGAATTCTTTTGTTAAGTCCACGGTTCATCCCCCGAGGAGGACACGGCCCGTAGGCCGTGCCTCTGTCCACCAATTAAAGAACTTCGTCTTCTCTTGCAGTGGAGCTCGAGCTTGCAGCGTGTTCTGATCCATCGTCTTCACGGACCTTCACATCACCTGCACGCACGGCAAGCATAAAGTCGTGAGCCAACTGGAAAGTCTCAGTATCAACATGATCTTCCTTTGTGATGTCCCAACCGTACCACGACCCCTTATCATTCTGCTGTTGGGCAGTACGCATCTTGTACATGTAGGTGTACATCGGGAGAGTAAACAATCCCTTTGAACCACGAGCAGTCTGGGCCTGCATGGTAGTATTCCATTTCTTCGCACGCGTAACTTGCGAGGAAGACATGGCAATCATGCAACGCTGTGGACCATCCGAGGTAATCAGAAGAACAAAGTACTGGTATGTGTTCACCAGCATGTTGCCGTTCGGAAGGACATCATTACCGCGATCATCGCGACGTGTTGTCTTCACGACCGGATCTTCCGCGTGATAGCTGGCAACGTACCCGCCGCCCTTTTCACGAGGCTTCCACTCAACATAACGATGCGAGAGATAGCAGGGCACAACGATTACGCCTTCGTCACCTTTGAACGCGCGGTTCTCTACCGTGTGGTAGATGTCCCCTGCCTCTGCGCCTTGTACGTAAGCACCATCACGCTTGTTCACCTGCGGTGACAACTGCGCGAGGATACGAAGGAAGGGGATCGACATATCCTCTGCCTTCATCTCTTGCATGCCGCCACCGGCAAACTGCTCGAGATCGATACCACCAACAAGGGTGAGGTGTGAGGTCTTCTCGACCTTTGCTACAGCATTCTTAGTCATTACTTCTTTCCTTTCCGGACACGGGCTTTCTGGCCCACATAAACACCAAACAAATCACTTGGAAGAGCAGACCCCTTTTCAATCTGCTCCTTTGCAAAAGCCTTGAGTGTCATGGGTTCAACCCATTGCTTCTGCGACACATCCATTCCCTGCTGTTCAAGACTGTTGAGCAGAGCCTGTGCCTCATCATCACGACCGCGACCAAACGAGGCCGAGACTGTGTTCTTCACGATATCCCCAAAGCCGTGATCGCGAAGCCAGTGAAAGGCTTCGACGGTACGATCCTTGGGGATCGATGCACCATAGAATGGATCAACGGTAACAACGCTTCCGTCTTCCATCTGCAATGACTTCAGCCCATGCTCGGCTAGAGCAGAAGGCAATTCTTCTTCTTGCACGCGACGGAGATCCTCCTTCGTGCGTGAAAGTTCTTCTTCAATATCAACGACACGCTTCTCGAGTGTCATTTGTTTCTTGACCAAGGAAGAAACCCGCGAGAGTCCTTCCTCTTCAATCTTCGCGACTTCAGCAGCCGCCGCCTCAAGAACTGACAGATCCACTTTCTTTCTCCTTTCCAAAGAGATTGACCTGTATCGGGTAGTACATTTGATCCAATCGATCCCACTTCAACACTTGGAATTTTCCATTGTTGGAGGAGGCGGCAATGGCACAAGCGATGCCAATGCAAACCGGATCACCAGACAGGACTAGATAGTCCTTATCGGTAAACTTAGAGAGCTTCCTCAGCATACGCCGTACCGTTGGCGCGGCAGACAAAGCAATCTGATCCTTGGCAGGAATCAGAACATCTAGCTCACCGAAACTTAAAGCATCAGAGAGATCTCTCCCCCTAACTTCTTGCGTAATATAAACCGTCACGGCTTTCTTCTCCGTATGGGTTGAGGACGGTAAGGTGTCCTCTGCCCTTTGTCAACTGACCTATTCAGGTCCAATTAAAAAGTTGTGAATAGTTTCCCCGTACAATGTGTGCTTGTACTTCCAAACCTTCAGCATCTCTTCACTGCCATCGGTAACAAAACAGAACAGGTCTTGGCGTAGAGGGATGTCAACATCTGTCAACACCCCAATAAGCGTTACATCTGTCACCGTCACAACTTCACCATTCTTGCCGTGAAGGTAGACATTTGGGTGGTGAAAAAAGTTGTACATGGTGTCTATGATCGGAGCTTCTTGACCGTGGCTTGCGGGATACCACCGGTCCCCGCAACACGAGCAGTCACGCTCTTTCTCGACGCCGTCAAAGTATATACCAATGCCCTCGGCTATATCATTTGCGGCTTCTTCAGAGTCGGCCTCGATCCATACGTTAGGACCAATGCCTTTGTACCCGTCAATGTAGAAAGATCCACCACTATTGTTTTGATGAAACTCGTACCACATTACCGTTGTTCCTCGTATCCCCAATCGGTTAGCCCATGCAACTTCATGAGTTCTTTCACTTCCCTAAGAGACGTTACGCCAAAGTTTGGTTGCCGTAAAAGTTCGCTCTTCTTAAGAACGTACACATCTCCTAAAGTCTTAACATTCATGTTCAAAAAAACATTGTAAACACGAGTGCTAAGCTCAAGCTCTTCAATTGACTTCTCGAAGGTTTCTACCTTTTCCCCCATAAGGGACTTGTATTTCCTTCTCAAAATTACGGTTTCATTGGTTATGAAATCAATCGTTGCCTTGAGAACGCGAATTGTTTTTTCTTGTTCCTTAACCGTAAGGAATTGTTCCTTGTAAATGTCTATAGCTTTCTTAAGAATAGTTTCTGCATCAGGTTCAATGGAGTAAACCATATCATCAATGGGCTCCATTTGTTTTGGATCGTAGTACATCATGTCTCTTTCCTTTCTAAGAGATTTAAAAAGTAAACTTACCACCTTTGCTGATAAGTATATACCAACGGTCACCGTTGTCGTCTTCACACAAGGCAACGAGTTCGTCGCCGTGCTTCTCGTATCGGATGATCTTTCTCATAAATCATTCACCGTTTCAAAAGTCTTAGTAACAAGACGTTTGATAAGATCGTCTGTCGATGCCGCATGGATCTCGTTCAATGCATAACGAAACACGCGTTCCTTGTGGATCGACGCCACCGCCGCATCGAGAGCATTGTCTCGTTGTTGTTCTGCCATAGCCAACATCTTACGAAGCGCGATGATGTGCTCAAGCGTCTCGTTGTCTGCGTGCCTTTCTTCTGGGGCATATGGCCCCAGCCATCTGACCTCTGCCATTTGTCTTTTACTCCTGAACCCTGTCATCGTTTTCATTCCACACTATAGTTTCAACCGGCGCATTCGTTTCGATCCACACACGGGCACCGCATGAGAGTGGCTCATCCGCAGAGTAAACCACTCGCGACTCACCCTTGATGCGAACCTCATGGGCATAGGTATTTGACTTGTATGTCTTGACTGTCAACACAGGATCTCTGCCCTTTGTCTTGGCGTTCTTCTTGATGATGTGTTGGTTAACGTGAATGATCGTCTTCATTCAACTTCCTAAAATAAGTTTCCAGAGAACGCTCAATAGAAACACGTTCATTTTCTATCTTACTTTTTTCGTATTTCAACTGCGCTGACCTCATATCTATAGAGGATAGTTCAGCAGTTACTTTATGGTACTTTTTCATCACTTGAAAAAGGTTTTCTTTCAGCTCTTCTTCGGTGTTCATTTCTGCCTCAACAATCTCTTTGTGAATGAAACAAGAAGGTCATGATGGCGACCCTCGTGCCAATGCTTATTGATGTACTTGTACCTACCTTGATACCACGACTCTAAACTTTCTGGGTGACAACCAATCAAACCAACGCGGCCTTGAATGATCGCCATAGGATCGTCATTAGCATAGCGAGCTATCGTCTGACAACGGCCTTCTCCCTCGTATGTGCAACCATCGTAAAAGAACATGGTGTCCTTTTTCCCCTGCCAATCGACCGGCGCGACAGTTGCGTAGGATCGTTTAACATCTGCCGTTGGTCGCTTGATGTACTGCACAGGCTCGAGGTTGGTAAGCAGATCAAAGTAGTCCCGCCCCGCCCAGTAAGCGCCCATACAGATCCCTAAGTATTTGCCACCATTGGCAACAAAGTCAGCGACGGCGTTGCCCTCCCTCCGTTTGAAGAAATCGTAGTAGCGACGAGCATCTCCAATCCCGCCACCAAAAGCGACGATGTCGATCTCGTCAAAGGTGTTGGCATGAAACTCTGTCTCATCAAAAGTCTTGATCTTGAAGTCACCAGATAAAGCTTCGACCATCCCATCGATACACTCTTGGGAACATTCTGGATCGTGTCGGAAGATGGCAATTGCCGGTTTCATAAAAGCCACAATGATGCGATGTTACTTATGGTTGCACAGAAAAAGATGATAGCCCACGGGTACTTCTCCTCATACAGAAACGATATTGCGACAAGTAGGTCGAACACCGCCATCGCTATGATCAGTTTGTAACCCACGGGTTTATCTTTCTACGACTTAATTATCTTCAGCCCATGAACCTGACCACGGGCAAACCTTTTAAACTGACCGCGCATGTTCATGACGTCACGTCCTGATATGCCATCAGCCCTTGATATTGGATGGAGTAAGACTACCCCATCACTATTCCGGAAGGAAGCCCAGTCGTGTTTGCTTTTGGTATGCATTCCTAAAAAGGTCAGGCCCGTATCAGCCGCTAGTTCCCTCAGTATCTTTGTTTCCTTGAATGCCATTGCTTGCCCCTTTCTTACGGACTTCCCAGTACTCATCGCAGGAAATGCTTAGGTTCCCGTTCTGCCAAGACCGCCAGAACGGCGGGTCTATGAACCAAGACTGATAAGTCGGGTCTGGCTCCTTCCCACTGGCAGGGGATCGATAACACGTCTCCGCCAACGGACATCCCTCATCTGCCCCCTTACACATCGTTACGTCCATGTGGCCCTCCTGTGTAGCGACCAATTAGGATCATTGCGATGCACAAGACCATGACGGTCTCGCACACCACAAAGACTATCCATTCATGACTCATTTCTTGAAGATCGCCAAGACCGGAGCCTTCTCTTCTTTACCTTCCGCGCCGACAAAGTTGATCTCACCTACGGTTGGCATCCCTGCCTCAGCCAACTCCTTCTGCACGGTATGAAGCGACGTGTTCGACCACTCTTCGCCAAGCTTTGCGTAGCCACCAATGTCTTCCCAGTGGTCACGGTAGTTGCGATCACCGGACAGAACCCGTGCGATCTTCATGGCGATCTGTTCAAGCGCCTCGCGCTGTGCCGCATTCAACACAAGCCAGTTCTTCGACATGCTCATTGCTGTCTTCAACTGCTGACTCATCGCCGCAACATCCGCAAAGCTACCGTGTGTCTTCTCGCGCTCGCCCAAGATCTTCTTAACGTCCGACATTGTACTCTCCCCTAATTCTCTTAAGACCGTGCATCACCGACGTGTGATCCACATCACAAAGTCTGGCGATTTCTAAAAACGACAGGCCCTCTTCGCGCAATGCGTCAAAGACCTTCCACCGTATCGCTGTCTTGAAACGAGACCGGTCCTTGTCAAACAGTGTCTTCCAATCAATCGCGTATTCCTCAAGCACGACCACCGTCGCAAGCTTCAGGCGGTTCGATACGGTCGGCATACCTTCCATGAGTTTGGTATAGAAGCTGATGCCACGCTTCTCTGCTTCGGTGCGAAGTGTTCTCGCGTCACTCATCATGTCGCGATAGTTCTTGTCGCCCGAACCATATCGCGCCCAACGCTCGATCTCCGGAAGCTCTTCGATCTGCTCTGGCTCAAGTACAACGACAGGTGCGGGTTGTTCTTTGACCTCTGTCCTTTGAATCACGACAGGCCTCACCGGCGGGCGAAACTTGTTGCGGATCGTTTTGTAGTTATCAATGTAGGATACGGTCATTTAGACTTCTTCCCTTTCTTCTTGTTGTTCACGATATCCTTCAGCTCTTTCACTTGATCGGGATCCATGCGGTAGCCCCAACCATAACTGTTCTCGATCACAAAGCCGTAGTCTTCGAGAGCCTTACGCAAGCGCCAGACAACAATCTTTGAGTAGTCTGCATCGTGCTCTGCCTTCTTGCCAAAGAGTTCTGCGGTCTTTGTCAAAGCCTCGTTCGACACGCGGCCTGAGTCCAAGAAAAGCTTCAACGCCGCCGCCAACTGATCGGTGAGATTGAAGTAATCCTTGAGGCGAGAGCTGAATTGATCCACCGAAAACAAGCTACGGTAATAATCCAGTTCTTCCTCATACGCTCGAACAAGCCGTTCCAATTCTTCTTTAGTCATCTGCTCTACCTTCATTGTACATCGAGTAAATCTCATGCACGACATCGTGCATCTCGTCTTCTGTAAGACCTGCCGTGCAAGACGACAGGATCGCGAAATTCACAAGAGTCTGAAGACCCGTAGCAATTGCGGCCTCCCTCTCTTCATCGGTCGTTGCCTCATTAAGATAGCCGTTCATGAGATCGGCAAGCTTATCGAGAAGCTTTCTTGATTTGCTTCTGTCCTCTGTCATTGGTCACCTACCATCAGCTTGGATAAACGCTTTGAGTCTGCGACTTCTTTCAAGATGAATTCGCGAGTGCGGGAAGGCATCGAGGGATCTGCAAGCGCACGCTCCATCTCCACACGATACCCATCCAACACAATGCTCAGGAAAGCCTTGTCAGCAGACGTCAGACACAACGCGCTGACCTCAAGGCTACGAGACACGAGGAAATTTGTAGCTTGATACTTGTCCATATTACTTCGCCCCTTTCTTTGGAAGTTCTGACTTCGTTATCTGTTCGATGACGTCTGTAAGGTTGCTGTATTCTCTGCGATACCAATCGGTGTAGTAGTTTTCCCAAGCACGAATAAATTGTTTGAGGACTTCGACCGCCGCCCATGTGCTGACAACGATCACCGCAATCTCTTTAAGCTCTTCCATTACTTCCCTTTCTTAGGTTCATGGCTTTGGAACAGGTCCAACTGCTCCTGTAGTCGTTCGATTACACGCTTTTGTAAATCAATAATATCGTCAGGCCACGACGCAGTGTCTACTTTCTGTTGTCCTCTGTCAACTGGTGGTTTATCTGAGGCCACAGGATTTGTGAGATCAAGGGTGTTGAGCCAGTCAAGTAGGTCCGACAATCTGGTTGGAATATCAAAAGGGATGACTGTTCCCTGACCTCTGTCCTTTATCATCTGTCGGGCCTTGACTTCGCTCGAGACCCATACAGGGCGTTCTAAACCGGTCACGCAATAGGCTTTTGGCATCTCAGGCGTCCTCTGAAAGCTTGCGGATGAACCCCATTGTTATTCTCAGCTCATGGAGTTCTTCCCGCAACCGGTTAATTTCATCCGTAGAGTTTGACCTCGCGTTAAGATCAACGTGGCATATATTCAAATCAACATGGCCTACATGCAGTTTGTCCACGGATTCAATCACATGGCGGTCTCCGTCATCCCAAACGTAGACTTCCGCCCAATCAGCCAAGTCCTTCAAGGATTCACGCAATTGTCCAACAGTAAAGATCATGTCAGTTCTCCGGTTCGATCTGGACTTCCACAAGCTCTGTGTTGTCAGAGCAATCGTGGCAGAAGGCCTCGCCTGTGAAGTTGGCGATCTCCCACGTTTGTTTTTCGACATTCCAATCGCAGAAGGCGTCCTGCCCGACGCGGTCAGACTTGCAACGGGTGCAGATGTATTTGATCTTCATGGGTTCCTCCTATCGCCAGTAGTCTATGATCTTGCCGTCTTCGACCAACGCGAAAGACAGGTCGCCCATATGTCCGACACAGGACAAGGCGGTCTGCATGGCGAGAATCGCCTCGTAGAGCAGGCCCTTTCTCAAATTGTCCGAGTCGTCTGCGTGGCTGACGTCGTAGGCATAGATGCCCCCCGACTCCTTGGCGTCAACGTAGTTTGTGTAACAAACGGCACTAAAAACGTGGATCTCGCGTGACATGGGGTCACTCCTCTTCGGGGTCATAAGGTTCAACGAACAAAAGAAGCTCGTCCTCTTGCCATTCCGTCTCTGGGATCTTGCCTGCAACTTCCCGCGCAGACATCTCCCCCTCAGCCTCCACAAGAATGGACTTGTAGGAGGCGAGGGTTACCAAATACTGGGCCATCAGATCTGTCCTTTCTCGATCAGGTCGTTGATGGGGTTCATGATCTCGTCGATGACGGTGAAGGTCGAGTGATCGGCGATCACGTCGAAACCGTCATTGCCATAGACACACCAGACCCACCCGTAACCAATCTTTAGGTCGTTCTCTGCCTTGTACAGGTGGATATACTCCTCGTCGGTCTGCATGATCTGAGCCTTGGCTTCTTCCGGTGTGCCACAGTAGATGATCTCGTCGTCGTTCCCGCCATTGTCGATCCAGATACCGAAGCCACGCTCGAAGGCGGCATCGATGACCATGCTGACGATCTTCCGCTCGATCCCTGTGCGTTGCTCAATGTTCATGGGTTCCTCCTCAGTCACACGATGTCCAACGGGTGCAGGCGACGTAGAAGGAATGGTTGAGCTTTACCGCCCGACCACGTCCGTTGTAGCCCAAGCGCCACGACTCGGTGTAGTCGTCGGCATATTGCTTGGCCTGCTCTTCTGACTCGAACGGGCCAATGTAGTAGTCGAGGTGGGACGGGGTTTTCTTCTCGTTCCAGACCCCCAAGATCAGACCGTCTTTGGTGGTCAGGTTGTATTCGTGGTGCATTGCCATTTCCATGTGATGTTCCTTTCTTTGAACAAATCAACAGGGTGCAAGATATAGATTGTTTACAAAGGATCAACGCACACAAGCGCATACCTGCCATGCGACCGGCGCATGGGTGTGCCTACAAAGATTTAAGGTGTTGGGCAGTCAGAACGGGAGTTCGAATTCGTCCTCGTTGCCTGCGTTGTCGTCCACGTCGAAGTCCTCGCCCACGAATTCCCACTCGCTCTCGTCCGAGAAGCGGGCCATCTCCAAGGCTTCGTCCTCGTTGGCGGCCTCTACTTCCATCACATAGGTCACGAGGTTGTAGACGGTGAAGATCTTGGGATCGGTCATGGCAGGCCTCCTATTGCAGTGGTCAGATTGTAACTGGGGGCCGCCAATAAATCGAGGGGAATTGTTGGCGGGGGTGGTTAGTGGTGGGTGGTTAGAGGTCCTCTGTCCTTTGACAAACTGCCTATAAGGGAAGTGAGGTCTATCTAATTTGTTGTTAACTTTGATAGGGAAAAGATGAATGATTTCAAATACCTTATCACTTCTATCATAAATATCGTCGATTTTAAAAAAGTGTGTTTTTCCAAACTGAATCTGCGCGCGCGCGGCGTTAAAAAATTTTTGGACACACAAAAGGTGGATTCGGCATGATAGAAATGATAGAATTGATAACCCATTGATAATACAAGAGAATATGCTATCTTTTTTACAGGAAGCTATCATAAAATGTGATAGACCAAATAAGTTCCCCCCGCGCATGTGGACAGGATTTTTCTCTGTGGAAATAAAATTTTTCTTTGGCTAGAATGCCTTACTGGGAAATTCAGAACAGAAAGAGAACATCGTGAAGGATCGCAAGCAGACCCACTATGTGAAGGCTGTCGCCCCTCCCAAGACTAAGCTGACGAAGCTTGAGTCGGGCCTGACCCAGATGCAGGAGGACTTTTGCCGCAACTTCGTCTTCGGCTTCATGACTCAGACAGAAGCCGCAGAGAAGGCGGGCTATCAAGACGCCGCTGTCGTGGCCTCTCGTTTTATGAACGGTCGCGACTTTCCCAAAGTCATCGACCGGATCCGTGAGCTTGAGAAAAGCCTCGCCAAACAGCATGAGGTTACCTACGAGAGCCACATCACCCAACTGGCTCGCATCCGTGATCTCGCCATTGAACAGAAGGCCCTTGGCCCTGCTGTCGCGGCAGAGAAGCAACGCGGCATGGCGGCAGGCCTCTACATCAGCCGCTCTGAAATCCTTGTGGGCAAGATCGACCAGATGTCCCGTGAAGAGGTGCTCGCCGAGCTTCAGAAACTGCATGAGCAATACCCTGCATTGAAGCAGGCGATGCTTCCCCCGAAGGAGATCGACCTTGTTCCAAACCGAGAAGAAGATGTATCAGTCCTTGAAGAAAGCGACGGAGACGATCCATTGGACAAGGGTTGAGGCGTGGGCAGGCGTCGGAATACCAGACGTCAACGGAGCCGCCCCTTTCGGCGAATTTTGGCTCGAAAACAAGGTAGAATCTCGCAAGGCGATCCAACCGGTCTCTTTGTGGCGTCCCGCCCAAATTGCTTGGCAAACAAGGAGAGCGGCATTTTTTCCTAACGTGTTCAACTTGGTCAGCCGTCCACGGGCAGAGGTTGTAGAAATTTTTTCATGCTCAAAGCTACTAGATCTAGTGGAAAACCCTGAAATTACCCCAGATTTAGTGTTATCCGCGCCGGTAAAGTGGCAGACCTTGCTCGATTTCCTTGAATCACGGCTCATTGCCCTGCGCCGGTAAAGTCTTAAAACACTTTACCGTGGAACAAATGCGTGTTAGGAAAATGTTCCACATGTTCCACGGAGCGACCCATGAAAACGACATGCTCAAAATGCGGGAATGAAAACGACCGGCACGGGCAGAGATACTGTAAGGCCTGCCATGCCGCATATATGCGCGAGCATCGAACCCCTTACGGGGATCTCTCAGACGAGCAAAAGAAAAAGGTGAAGGCTCGATCTCATGCCAACGTCTACAAGAGACGCGGAAAGCTTGACGCCCAGTATTGTTTCGTGTGCGCCGGTACAGACGCCGAGATGCACCATGAGGATTATGGTAGACCGACAGATGTTCTCTGGCTGTGCCGGTCATGTCATTTATCTTGTCATAACTTTTCACGGGAAACATTCTGGAAAAAGACCCACGGGAGCGCATGCGCTCAACCGTGGGCAGTTGGCGACGGACAAAAGGGAGGCATCCACGTCGCGCCGGTAAAGTAGCACGCACGCCGGTAAAGTATCAATAAGCAAAGAAGAGCTACCCCCTAGTGGAGGGGGTAGGAGATGTTTCGGATGTCATCTGACCAACAGGCACGGCAAGAGCCGCACGCGTTTCCTTGATGACGGGCCGGACAAATATGTCCGACCGGTTCACTGTTCTTGTGGACCGTGCTAGTCCATATGTATTTATTGATTGGCTTGTCGTCGATCATCGGGCTCGAGACCCGCACGATTAGGTTGTCTGGGATCGAGCCGGTAAAGTCATTAATGATTTTTGTCTCACGCGTCGGGAGCCAATGGCGGATCTGGGGCGTAGCCCGTGCGACCTCGCATATCGCCTCTAGCATCTCGACAGATTGCAAGTCTCCACTGTCAAACCAACGGTGATATGGTTCGCCGGTTTTCTCGTAAGCTTTATTGATTTGGAAGGTGATGTAGGCGACCCATCGCGCCGGATCGGTTTTGATCATGCGGTTTGCCTTGTCTAGGTTGCCCGTCCATCCGGCGTTGACGGTAGGCCGGAAATTTTGAAGCCTTAGGGCATAACATTCATAACAAACCGACCCCTCTAGATCGGCAAGCTTGCCGCCTACGTTGCAGTGCTTTGCCGAGACTGCGAAGGTAGAGCCCGGCATTTTTGTATTACCTATTGATATCTTGCCTGCGCTTTGCGCTTCTTTGAGAGTTGTCATGATATCCCCTTTCTGTGGAATTGACCCGCCAAGAATAACAGAAGTCAAATAAAAGTCAACAAATAAAAACGGGCCCGCCTGTGGAGAAGCGGGCCCGCGCCGGTAAAGTCCGACTGCGCCGGTAAAGTTCTAATCTTCGCTGAATTGATTGACTGCCATATCCTCGACCACGTTGCAGGCTTCGGCGTAACGAGCGGCAAGCTCCTCTAGTTCGGGATCTGACGGTATGTTTTGACGGGCAAGATTAATTACAATCTCTAGGGCTTCGGCAATGTCCATATACTTTCTCCTTGTCATAAGAAAACGGGCCCGCCTGTGGAGAAGCGGGCCCGCGCCGGTAAAGTGCTAATCTTATTTGATACCGCAGAGCTTCTTTAGCTCAGCCTTTATCGAACGGGCTTTCTCGCCTTTCCAAGTCTGCGCGTTCGCGAGAAAGTAGAGCACAACGGATTTGCCGCTATCCTCATAATAGTTATCCTCAATGCTATCGAGGGACTGCATTGCGCTTAAGTAAGGGACTGCGCCAAAGTAAGGCTTAGTCCAGTCTGCGCGGATTTCACGAGCGATAGTGGAAATAGAACGCATAGGCTTTCTCCCTTTGTTTGCGTTACCAGATCAATATAGGAGCAAGTCAAATAAAAGTCAACAAATAAAAAGCCCCCCGCAAAAATAAATTTGCGAGGGGCAGGGGCGTGTGGAGAAGTCACGCCGGTAAAGTCTCAATGCGCCGGTAAAGTCTTAACTGTGGGTGTAACCGTCAAGTTCGATCCCAAGCCACATGCCTTTCCAAGGGAGCATAAGACAATCAAACCCTCGCACTATCCTGCGACGGAATTGCAAATAAGACTGCGCTTCTGTGGTATCTCGCAAGTAAACCCTCAGTATCGCCTGTTGTTGTGCTTTAGTAATCATAATTCGCCTCGCGCCGGTAAAGTCCTAATAGGACATTGATTGATTAAGGACAAAGAAAAAGCGGGAGCTTGCGCCCCCGCTCTCAATTAGACTGCGATTTCTTCTTCGCTATTGTTGAGGTAGCATACGCCGGTCTCAATAAGATCCCGTGCCATGCGACCGTAGAAACCCTGCAAGCTCCAGACAATGCCGGTGTCGATCAGGTATTGCCAAGCTTCGATGATCTCGAATTCTTCTGCTTCTTCAAGACCTTCGATCAGGCTGATCGCCGTGAATGTGTCCATTGCACTTTCTCCTCTGCTTTGGGACAATATCAATCTATCAACTATAAAGAAAAAGTCAAGGGGAGATTTCTCTCCCCTTTCTTTTATTAGTTAACCGTGATCTCGAAGCTCGCGTTACTCAAGACCTCTTGAGCTTCGTCTCGCGCCCACTCGCGAATACTGTCTTCGCTTGCGACGTCGGGATGATCTGAGATCCGCTCGTTGATGTAGTCGTCGAGCAGACCTTCCTTCGATATCTCATCGACCATGTTTCCAAGGTCCGTCATGTTATATCCCTTGCGATCCGCCAAGGATAAAACCTCCGCCTTCAGCTCTAGCTCCCTGATCCGATCCTCTAGGCTCTTTGCCAGAAGCTCTGTTTTCCGGATCTCGTAAAGCATTTCGTCAAGCAGTCTGCTAAGGTCATGCGCGACGCGCGTGATGTTATCGCTGTTCATAGTATTTCTCCACAATGTAAAACAGCCGTGTTAGACCACCATCGATCTAACACCAGAAGACTAACACATAGTCAAAGGATAGTCAATAACTATTTATGCATACCTGCCATGCGTCTGGCGCATACCTCGCCTGTCGCGCATCAGGTCAACAATGCTGACCTATCCCCGACGCGGGTCCCTTTCCAAGAATCCAGATCCGCTTTCGACCGAACCGTTGACCCCAGACCCCCCTAATTGACCCCTGCCATCGCACGCACTCGACTAAAAACACGATTTTTCACGGAAAGTTATATGGAAATAAAACTTTTGATATTGACCCCGACCCCCTTTTTACGGTCTGTTCATAGGGTCCCCCGGCGGCCCGGGGTATAATAAAAAGAGGACAGAGTGCGCCCGACATATGAAACCCAACAGGATCTGGACAACGAAGCTTCGGTGGCAAAGGTCATCGGTGAGAAGTGGGGCGTCGATGTCCACAAGCTAAAGAACTACTTTGCCTTGGATTACGCCTTGTGCCGCGACAAGACCGTTGTGGCTATCGCAGAGATCAAATGCCGTAATTACTCGTACGACAAGCTCGACTCTTTTGGGGGCGTGATTATCTCTGCCCACAAGATCTTGGAAGCCCAGAAGTGGCATGACCAGTTTCGTATAGCCTTTGTGTTGGCGCTCAAGCTGACAGACGGGATCTATATGCACACTGTTAAAGCTGTGGAATCCTTTCCCCTCTATCCTCTGACCATTGCCGGTCGGAAGGATCGCGGGGATGATCAGGACATCGAACCGTGTTGCCTTATTTCAATGGACAAATTTCAGAGGATATCATGACAGAGCCCCATCCCCTCCGTGAAGCAGTAGCTGAATTCGCAGAACACTTCGGTATGACAGCCGTCCTTATGGATGGTTTCGATGACGCGATCATTGGTACGACCGAGATAAATAACAGCCTTCGGGTGATATATTCTTTCGATAAGATGATCGATGTGCTTATGGTAAGAGACGGGATGACAGAGGACGAAGCTTCCGAGTTTATCGGCTACAACTGTCAAACGTCATTTGACGGTTGTCCTCTGATCATGGACGAGATCAAGCTCTTTTGATATCTACCAAGATATCTACCAATGAGGCATACCCATGACGATGAAATTTATGGGGCGACATCAACTCGTAGACCGCCTGTCAGCGCAGTTAGGGTCGCGGGAGAAGGCCGAGCAAATCTTGAAGAGCCGTGGTCACATGAATGACGACGGGACTTTGACGGCAGCGGGCGAGCGGCGCAACCGGATGACGGCACAGGAGCGGGCGATAGATCGCGCGGCTTCTGCATCGGGAAGATCAAAGGCCGAATACGTCTATGACCCAAGAACCAACAAAGCTATTTTGCGACGTCGTCCGAAGTAACGTGCGCCCAAGACTGCCCTCTGCGTATACGGAGGATGGTATCCTTGCCTACACCATATGCCTTTGCAGTTGCCGGGGCTGATCTCGGGTCATCGAGGATTTGCCGGACCTCGTCTTCTGTAAGCTTGGATCGCCCGTTCCGGGATCCGACGGCAGAGCGGCCACGGATCATCCGGTCGACGACGTTATCTCTTTGAGTGCCAGTGGTCAGATGGCAGGGGTTACAGCACGCGGCGTTATCGCACATGTGCCGGATGACCAGATCTTTGGGGATCTCCCCGCAGAATATCTCGTATGATAATCGGTGGGTGTAGTAATGTTGGCCTCGGATCGTTACGCTCCCATATCCGCCAACGGCCTTGTGTCCTCTGAACTCCCAGCAGTCTCGTTTGTCTTTAACGTCTACTTTTGAGAAGAACCACGCGATGTCATATAGGTCTAGGGGTTGATCGCCCATTATCCTTTGTCCTCTGACATTTATCTCTTTTGTGATATCATACCTAAGTGCTTGATGGAAATAGCGAATGACCGATGAAGAGAAATTACCTCAAGAGATTATGGTTCGGGCCTATCAGTTAGGCGAACGTCTCGGGGTCATTGATACAACAGCTTTGGCTCGCAAAGAGTTTCTGGAGTTTGTGAAACTCGTGTGGCCGAGCTTCATTGCTGGCAAGCATCATCGAGATATTGCGGAGAAGTTTGAGGCTATCGCTCGCGGCGAGCTGAAGCGGGTAATCATTAATCTCCCTCCGCGTCATACGAAATCCGAGTTTGCGAGCTATCTGTTTCCGGCGTGGATGATTGGTAGGAATCCGCATTTGAAGATTATGCAGGCGACGCATACAGCAGATTTGTCTGTGAGGTTTGGTCGCAAGGTTAAGAACCTGATGGAGTCTGAGGAGTATAAGAAGATCTTTCAAACAAAGCTCAGGTCTGACAGTAAGGCTGCATACCGGTGGGAGACAGATGATGGTGGAGAATATTACGCAGCCGGTGTGGGGGGATCCATCGCAGGACGTGGCGCAGACTTATTTATCGTTGATGATCCTCATTCAGAACAAGATGCAATGTCACCGACTGCGCTGGAAAACGCGTGGGAGTGGTATAGTTCGGGTCCGAGACAACGGTTACAGCCGGGCGGTACTATTATCCTAGTCATGACCCGGTGGGGTGAGAACGACCTGACGGCTCGCTTGCTGCGTCAGTCGGCGAATGACCCGAAGGCTGATCAGTGGGAAGTCATTGAGTTTCCGGCGATTCTTCCGAGCGGCAAACCTTTGTGGCCGCAATACTGGAAGATCGAGGAGTTGGAGCGCGTCAAAGCTTCGATTCCGCTCACCCAGTGGAACGCGCAGTATATGCAGACGCCGACCTCGGATACGGCGGCGATCATCAAGCGCGACTGGTGGAAACCTTGGAAGAAGGGAAGCATCCCGCCTTTGCAGTATGTAATGCAAAGCTACGACACGGCGTTCCTTAAAACCCGGACGGCTGACTTTAGCGCGATCCAGACATGGGGCGTCTTCTATCCTTCGGAAGGTGGACCGCCGAACGTGATCCTCCTTGATGCCAAGAAGGGTCGGTGGGAGTTTCCGGAACTGAAGAAGATTGCCCACGACGAGTATAAGTACTGGGATCCGGAAACGGTCTTGATCGAAGCGAAGGCTGCCGGTCATCCTTTGACACAGGAACTCCGGGCAACGGGCATCCCGGTCGTGAACTTTTCTCCAAGCCGGGGAAATGATAAACACGTCAGAATGAACTCCGTGGCCCCCCTATTCGAGGCAGGTTTGGTGTGGTATCCTGAAACGAGCTGGGCCGAAGAGGTCATCGAAGAGATGGCCGCATTTCCATTTGGAGAACATGACGACCACTGTGACGCCGCCACACAAGCGTTGATGCGGTTTCGGCAGGGAGGATTCCTGTCGCATCCGGAAGATCTTGTGATAGAAGGTGAGACGAAGGTCGGCAGAAGGATTTATTATTGATGGCTATTTCCCCGTTCAACAATATTGAAAAGTCTGACGACTCAGACATCGAAGACCTCCTCAAGGACCAGAACGATTCCTCCGAGATGGATGAGGCAGAGGTCGAAGAACAAGAGAGCGTGGACGTTGCCGAGATGGACATCCCGTTCGGCGCAAACCTCGCCGAAGTTTTGGATGAACGCCTTCTACTTAAAATCGTCGATGACCTTGACGAGCTGATCACGGAAGATGATCGAAGCCGCGACGAGTGGAAAAAGATCTACGAGCAGGGCATGGTCTTGCTCGGTCTCAACTATGAAGACCGCACAGAGCCGTTTGAGGGTTCGACGGGTGTTACGCACCCCATCCTCAACGAGGCTGTGACCCAGTTTCAGGCTCAGGCCTACAAGGAATTGCTGCCAGCAGGTGGTCCGGTACGCACACAGATCATCGGAAAGGTGACACCGGAGCGTGAAGCACAGGCAGATCGCATCAAAACTTACATGAACTATCAGATTACGGAGGTCATGGAAGAATATGACCCCGATTTCGACCAGATGTTGTACTTTGTCGGGTACGGTGGGTCGGCTTTCAAGAAGGTTTACTACGACGATTACCTTGGCCGGGCGACCAGTCCCTACATTTTGCCCAAGGATTTGATCGTTCCGTATGCTGCTCGTGATCTTTTGACCGCTGAACGGGTCACTCACGTGCTTAGCTACTCTCCAAATGAACTTAAGCGCCTGCAAGTAAACGGCTTTTACCGCGACATCGACCTCGGTAAGCCATCGGCAGGGGACAAAGATGAGATTCAAGAGCGCGTAGATCGGACGACGGGCATCGAAAAACCAGATGACCCTAACTCATATACGCTTCACGAGTGTCATTGTTACCTCGATATCGAAGGTTTCGAGGACAAAGATGAGGAAGGAGAGGTCACAGGTCTCCAAATCCCCTACATTGTGACCTATGACACCGGTTCCCGTAAGATTTTGTCCATCCGCCGCAACTGGCGTGAGGATGATCCGCTCAAAAAGAAGAGGCAGTTCTTTGTTCAATACAAATTCTTGTCAGGAATGGGGTTCTATGGATTTGGACTCGTTCATCTTTTGGGCAATCTCAGTCGGAGCTCTACCTCTATTCTTCGGCAGTTGGTTGACGCTGGCACTCTTGCGAATTTACCTGCGGGATTTAAGGCAAGAGGACTGAGAATCGAGGATCAAACCCCGATTCAGCCGGGGGAATGGCGAGATGTTGACGCTCCGGGTGGCGATTTGCAGCAATCTCTGCTTCCGCTCCCCTATAAAGAGCCGTCGGCCACACTTTTCCAGCTTTTAGGCTTCTGTATTGGCGCAGCCGAGAAGTTTATCGGTACGACAGACCTTGGAATGGGCGAGTCCAACCAAGAATTGCCGGTCGGTACTACAATCGCCCTGTTGGAACGTGGCTCCCGGGTCATGTCGGCGGTCCACAAACGGATGCACTTCGCTCAAAAGCAGGAATTGAAGCTACTCGCGGACATTTTTGCTGAATATCTACCGCCTGTGTACCCGTACGAGGTCCAAGGCGGTGATGCTTCGGTCAAGGCCCAAGACTTTGACGGCAAGATCGACGTTATTCCGGTTAGCGACCCCAATATCTTCTCGATGACCCAGCGTATTGCGCTGGCTCAACAGCAATTGCAGCTCGCCCAGCAAGCGCCGCAGATGCACAATATGTATGAGGCGTATCGCCGGATGTATTCGGCACTGGGCGTCACCGACGTAGACCTTGTGTTGCCCCCTCCTCCGCAGCCGATGCCGCAAAGCCCTGCCTTGGAGAATGCAAAGTCCCTGACAATCCCGTCCGGTGGTCAACCGTTGAAGGTTTTCCCGGAACAGGACCACATGGCCCACATCCAAACCCACATCACTTTCATGCTCACGCCGCTGATTCAAATGTCACCGGCAGTGTATGGCGTGCTGATGTCCCACGTCCTCGAGCACCTGTCTCTCGCAGCGCAGCAGCAGGTTGTCATCCAAATGCAGCAGCAGGGCATCAATGTCATGTTGCAGCCGCAAGAGATGGAAGTCGAGGTCGCCAAGATTGAAGCCATGATGACTCAGCAGTTGATGCAGCAGCTTATGCCTCAGCAAGGTCCTGACCCGCTTGTGCAGTTGCAGCAGCAGAACCTGCAATTGAAGGCACAGGAACTTCAGCAGAAGGCTCAGTCTGACCAAAGCCGGATTGCTCTTGATGCCCAGAAGCTTCAGACGAAGACTGCATTGGACAAAGAAAAGATCCAATCGATGGAAGACATTGCTCAACTCCGCGCTAACACTGCTATGCAGCGTGTAGCCGCTACCAAAATGGGTAGGTAATCATGCCAGACAGAGAATATGGTGGCGGGTCCTTTAATTCTGGTTACGGTCTTGGTGGCGGGTTTAACCCACGCGCAGGCGACACGCCCGGCTTCGGAACGGGTGGCGGTGGATCCGTAGGTGGCGGGGGCGGCTTCGGTACAACCGGCGCTGGCACACCGGCGGGTGGCGGCGGTCGTGACTATCAATCTCAAGGGCGTGGTTCAAACGTAACTGATGTTCGCCCTGTAGCACCAGCCGAAGCGGCCATGCCTGTGAACATGGGGCTTGCGATGGGTCAGGGCCGTGGCTCTAATGTGACCAGCGCATTTCCATTTTCGCCTGCCGAGACAATGCGCTATGGCATGGCTCCACAAGTTCAGCCGCAAACTGCACCAATATCATTCCCTAATTTTGCTCAGTATCAGATGACTCCCTACACGGTAGGGATGCCGTCGATCTTTGCAAACGTGCCACAGCCAACGATGGCTATTGCACCCACAACAGAAGCTATTCGACCTACCGGCTACACAATCCCAGACTTGGGAGCACAGTTCGGTAAGTATGACTTCAACCCAATGATGGGTCAGGAGACAGGTCCACAACGTCGTGGTGTGCCTGAATCTGCTATTCGTAAAAATCTTGATTACACATACCGCGATACTCTCAACAACTTCTTGGATAGAACCGCAATTATTGAAAGTGGCGGAGATCCATTGGCAAAGAACAAACAAAGTTCGGCCTCTGGTTTATATCAGTTCACGGAGGGAACGTGGCTTGATACAGTTGCTAAGACTCGCCCAGACCTTCTACAGGGCCGCACAGAACAAGAAGTTTTGGATCTGCGTTTCAATCCGGTCCTTTCTACGGAGATGGCTAGAAATCTTGCGATAGAAAATGCCCGCACACTTCGCGACAACGGCATCGCTATTACGCCGGAAAGTCTTTATACCTCACACTTCCTTGGCGTAAACGCTGCTGTAAAAGCATTAAAAGCTGCCCCTGATACACCAATCTCTGAGGTGGTTGGAGAAAAAGCTGTTCGGTATAATCCTTCTATTCTTGGTGATAACAAAACCGTTGCCGATGTTCTTGGTACGGTTAACGCTAAAGTAGCGGGGGCAAGAGTAAGAGAGCCACGTACATTCATGGAAGCAGGTTCTCCTGCCGATGTGTTTATGGGTTCGCCCGCTTCTGGTATGCAAGAAGGGCTAGGCGTGACTGTGTCTGGGGGAGGGGCACAAACGGCGGCGCAAGCAGCGTCGTCGAGTCCACAGACTTTTGGTGAGTGGCTTGGTAGTCTATTTGATACTGGTGGTCGCGTTTCGCAGCTTGAAGCGCAAGGACGTACTTCAACCTATCCGGAGGCTGATATCGGATACGCAAAGCAGAAGTATGCAGAGGACTTTGCTGGCGGCGACATGAGCAAAGTTAAGTCACGCATCGTAGACTTTGGTCAGGGGCCAGTTGTCGATTATTATGTAAAAGATCTCGGCGAAGCAATCTTCGGTGGGTTGGGGCAAGGCATTGCCTCTTTGTTTGGTGGCAAGTCAGAAGGCTCTAGCGACGCTAATCTCTCTGACGAAGAATACTTCCGTAAGTACGGACGTAATAGAGGAGAATGATATGGTTTATCCGATTAAGCGTGCTAAGACAAAGACCCCTAAGGTCGATGATATGGTGCAAGTGATTGAGGGCCAAGGCACAGTTCCTTTCCGTAAGACGGAAAACGTAGCTGTTCCGGGCGCACCTTCAAAGGGTGAAATGAAAGCTCGCGGCTTTGGTGCGATGCTTCGCGGTCAGATGTTCATCGTCCGCTAATGGATCCTTTTACAATACTGGCCGGTGCTACCGCTATCTATAGCGGCCTCAAGTCCGCAGTTAGTGCGGGTGAGGACGTTGTAGATACGGCACGCCGTGTCAGTAGTCTGATGTCTGAGGTGGCTAAAGTCGTGCAGCTCGTTTCGCTGCCACGAAAGAAACGCCTGTTCCAATCCACGGAAGACTTTGAAGCTGAGGCCATGAAACTTTATAGCGCCAAGGCCAAAGCTAATCAGTTGGCGCTTGATGCAAAAAACCTGTTCATTTCCCAACATGGGAAAAACGCTTGGGACTACATCCAAAAACAGGTTGCTGAAATGAAAAGAGAAGCTGCCCGTCAGGCACGACTACACGCAGAAGAGATGGAAGAAGCCCGTAAAGATGCAATACTTGTTGGAAGCATTGTTGGTGGGCTCATTATTGTTATGGGTGTTATTGGGTTAATAATTGTGCTTGGAGCTCACTGATGGACCATTTTGACTTCAGCAAAATCATTAACATGCTCTTTCCCGTCCTTCTGGCGGCGATTGGTTGGCTTTTGACGCAGATCACAACTTTGCAAGTCAAGGTTCAGGAACTTGAGAGCAAAATGCCAATGTTAATCACGCCACAGGGGACACCAACCGATAGTCCGTTGTCGGCAGAAGCGCGGTATAAGTTGCGTGATGAGTTGACGGGTAAGCTCAATGAATTGTCGGTGCGCGTTCGCATCCTAGAAAAAGTCACGGAGGGCAAGTGATGGACATTCTCAAGACGTTTGGGCCGCTTATTGGTTCCGTTGCCCCTACGATTGCCACAGCTCTTGGCGGGCCAGTCGCAGGCATGGCGGTTAAAGCCTTATCAGGAGCTTTGTTTGGTCACGAGGACGCGACGGCTGATGATATTAAAACTGCTCTCGCTAATCCGACAGCAGATCAGCTCGCCGCGTTGAAAAAGATCGATGCTGATTTCAAAGTCCAAATGAAATCTCTGGATATAGATCTGGAAAGAATTGCGGCGTCTGACCGTGATTCAGCACGCAAGATGGCAATGGTCACCCATGACCTGACACCGCGCGTTCTTGCCGTGATCGTTGTGGTTGCGTGGGGGACAGTCCAATGGTTCTTATTGCACAATGTTATCGACGGTTCTATGCGGGAGCTTGTGGCTCGAGTCCTTGGTACATTGGATGGGGCTCTGATGCTGGTGCTATCGTATTATTTTGGGTCTGCTCACAAGCATGAGAACTCACCTAAATAAAAGGGGAACAACCCGTGGACGGCCTTTACTTAGCTGAAAATATTCTTAAATTCCTACGCGAAAGGACTACAGTCCTAACGGAACAGATAACAGAGGGGTCTGTTCCGGACTTCGCTACCTATCAAAAGCTTCGCTCTCAATACGAAGCGTTTGTGTCGGTAGAGGAGCAGATAGTCTCTCTGCTGAAGAAGAGTGGTAACGACGATGAGTGGTCTGATTCTACCCGATCACGTAGCAAAGGCCGTTAAAGCCAAAAAAGCCCCGGCATCTCCGGTTCCCGCGCAAGAAGCACCGACAGAACCCACAGTAGCCGATGCTTATGTCCCAGAGGTCGAACGATCTCTAGATCCCACGAAGATCCCAGCTAATGTTATGGAACGCCTCCCTAAACCAACGGGATGGCGCGTTCTCATTCTCCCCTACCGTGGCCCAAAACAGTCCAAAGGCGGCGTCCTGTATGCGGACGAGACCGTTGAACGGAACTCTTTGACCACTGTGGTGGGGTATGTACTTGCCATTGGGCCTGAAGCCTACAATGACAAGGAAAAATTTCCTACCGGCCCTTGGTGCAAGAAGGGCGATTGGGTCATGATCGGGCGGTATGCCGGAGCACGATTCCGTATCGACGGTGGTGAAGTCCGAATCATCAATGATGACGAGGTAATCGCGACTATTCTAGACCCCGCTGACGTCTTGCACGTCTAAGCGCAACATGGAGTGATTCATGCTCGAGGAAGAAGACAAGGAAAAGGACGTTGTTGAAGAACAAGAGTCCGAGTCTGCCCCTGAAAAAGAGGTAGAAGCCGCCTCCGCCGAGGCCTCTGATAAAGAGGAACAGGCAGAGGAGCCGAAGAAAAAAGCCTCTGAAGACGAAGATGACGAGCTTTCTTCGTATAGTGAGACCGTCAAAAGGCGAATTAACAAGCTTACCTATAAGGCTAGGGAAGCGCAGCGCCGCGAACAAGAAGCCCTTGATTACGCCAAGGCTGTCAAAACGGAACTGGATGAAATCCGGAAACGTGAGACAACCCTTAGCAAAAGTTTTGAGTCCGAGGCAGAGACACGCCTTTCCACTCAAGAGCAGCTTTATCGCGACCAACTTAAGTTTGCCGTAGATAGTGGCGACGTAGATAAGCAGGTTGAGATCCAAACAAACCTTGTTCGTTTGGCGACTGAACGTGAACGTCTACACAACTATCGGGCCTACAGGCAGCAGGAAGTTGAGGCACCGACAAGACAAACGCCTCCGCCTCCGCAACCCAGAGAAGCGTCGCCTGATCCAAAAGCCCAGAACTGGGCCGAGAAAAATGTATGGTTCGGAAAAGATCGAGCCATGACTCAAGAGGCTTTGGGCATTCACGAAGATCTTATGCAGGAAGGTTATTCAGCCACGGATGATGATTACTATCGTGAGTTGGATAAGCGTATCCGTCAGGAATTCCCACATAAGTTTACGCAGCCCGCAGTAAAGAAACCCAACAACCCCGTAGCTTCAGCCCGTCCAACACAGGTAAAACGCTCTTCAGGTGACGTTGAACTCAGCGAAACCCAGAAGACAATTGCCAAAAGGTTGGGAGTCAGTTATGATGACTACAAACGGCAACTGAAGCTCGTACAGGAGAGAGTACAATGACTCGTACTGGACGTGCAGAAGTGACCCGTGAAAAATCCGTTAGACCAAAAGTCTGGCGCCCCCCGTCCACCTTGGACGCACCTCCGGCTCCGGAGGGCTTTGTTCACCGTTGGATTCGTTACGAAACCAACGGGTTCGATGACCGGAAGAATATGTCCGCTCGCCTTCGCGAAGGCTACGAATTGGTTCGCGCAGAGGAATATCCAGATCGGGACGATCTCCCGAGCCTTCAGGACGGCAAACATGCCGGAGTGATTGCGGTAGGTGGTCTGGTCTTGGCTCGTATTCCAAAAGAACTCGTCGATCAGCGTAATGCTTACTACCGTAAAATGGCTGGTGATCAGATCATCGCGGTGGATAACGACCTGATGCGAGAGAGCAATTCAACTATGCCGATTCAGAAACCTGATCGGCAATCCCGTGTCACGTTTGGAGGTCCAAGAACCTCCTGAACAAAGGATCTAAGCAATGGCAAATACAGATGCCGCGTTCGGCTTGAAGCCGTATCGTATGCTTGGAAGCGGTGTAAACTCAACCGGCGACGTCGTCTACAGCATTCAGACGGCTTCGACGGCTGGTACCTCAAGCGTTATCTATCAGGGCACCCCTGTGATTCCGCTCGCCAACGGCTTGGTCGACATCGTCGGCAATGCCAACGGCGGTACTGTTCCGCTTCTCGGCGTTTTCATGGGCTGCAACTACATCGACCTCACGGGCAAGCCCAAGTGGTCGCCGTACTGGCCGGGAACCGCTGCTGTTAAGGCAAACACTGCCGCGACAGCAACGATTGTTTCTGACCCAGATGCAACATTCGCAATTAACTGCGATGCGGCAGCAGCAGACTCACTCATCCACGCTAACGCAAACCTTGCCTCGGCAACCTCGGGTTCAACGACCTCGGGTCTTTCTTCGGCAGAGCTTGCGGTTTCGACGGCTAACACGACCAACACCCTCAACCTCCGCATCCTCGGCTTCGTAGATACGCCGAACGACTCGGATCCGTCGGTTGCTGGCCGCATTGCCATCGTTCAGCTTAACAATCACTTCTATCGCTACTGTGCTAACGGCACAGGCGCTGGCGTCTAAGGAGTAATGGACAATGGCAATTACCCGTTCACAACTCCTCAAAGAGCTTGAGCCCGGCCTCAATGCCCTCTTTGGCTTGGAGTATGACCGCTACGACAACGAACACGCTGAAATCTTCGATACGGAGAATTCAGACCGTGCATTCGAAGAAGAGGTTATGCTCTATGGCTTTGAACAAGCCCCTGTGAAAGGCGAAGGCGCTGCCGTCGCTTATGATCAGGCAGGCGAATCTTTCACGGCTCGCTACACCCATGAGACGATTGCTCTTGCATTCGCCATCACGGAAGAAGCTGTGGAAGACAACCTCTACGACAAGTTGTCGGCTCGCTACACCCGCGCTTTGGCCCGTTCAATGTCGAACACCAAGCAGGTTAAGGCAGCTTCGGTTCTCAACAACGCGTTCTCGTCTTCATATGCAGGCGGCGACGGCGTCTCGTTGGTGAACTCGGCTCACCCGACTGCAATGGGTGGCAACTGGTCGAACACGCTCTCGACGCAAGCTGACCTCAATGAAACCTCGCTTGAGCAGGCCCTCATTGATATCTCCTTGTTCATCGACGAACGTGGTCTCAAGGTCGCTCTCCGTGGCATGAAGCTCATCATTCCTCCGCAGCTTCAGTTCACTGCACAGCGCCTCTTGAAGTCGGAACAACGCACCGGCACAGCAGACAACGATATCAACGCGATCAAGTCGGGCAGCTACCTGCCTGATGGCTTCGCGGTCAATCACTTCTTGACTGACCCTGATGCGTGGTTTGTGAAGACCGATGCGCCGAACGGCATGAAGCACTTCGTTCGTTCGCCCCTCAAGACCGCTCTTGAAGGCGACTTCGACACAGGCAACGTGCGCTACAAGGCCCGCGAGCGTTATTCGTTCGGTTGGTCTGACCCGCGCGGTATCTACGGTTCACAAGGTGCGTAATTTGCACTGACCGTGTTACAACAGATTGGGGGCTGGACTTGTGTCAGCCCCCTTTTTGTTATACAGTTTTTTAGTCCCTGACAGCCATAGTGGCTGACATACCCAATGACAGGAGACCCTAATGGGCACCACGACTTTCTCCGGCCCGCTTCGCTCGGGCCCAATCAAATACACAACCGGCACCACACTCGGCACGGACGTTGCCAACATTGGTGAAGTTGTTCTTTCTCAAAAAGAAGCAATCACGCAAGCTACGAACGGTGGTTCGGCTGGTGTTTACACGACCAACATTGTGATCCCTGCGGGCTCGACAATCACAAGCATTCAGCTTTTTGTAACGACAGTTTGGGACGGCGCAGCCTCCACGCTCGGCATCGGCTCAACGGCTTCTGCAACGGCTTTCACGGCTGCTGGCGCAGTTGCTGGCGGTACGCTCGGCATCATCGCAGCAACGGCTGGCGCTGACGCAACCCGCGTCGGTAACTGGGTCAATGTCGGCACTACTGACGTCAAGATCCGTGTCACATCGACAAACACCGGCGCTGGCGCTGGCACACTCGTTGTGAACTACATCCAGCACGGCACATACACCGCCTAATGTGATTAGGGGCGGTGCAACCATTGCATCGCCCTTACAACCTGTTTTGTAGGAGAATCACATGGCGGATGCAGTAGCTTCGCAGGTAGTTTTTGACGGCTCTAAAACGGCTGTCATGAAGTTTACGAATATCTCAGATGGCAGTGGTGAGTCCGCCGTGATCAAGGTGGATGTTTCTGCTTTGGCGGCCTATCAAGGAACGCCTTGCTCAAGCGTGAATATCGTAAGACTTGATGCCATGACGGTAGGCATGGGCGTTGATATCCTTTGGGATGCAACGACCGACGTTGTTTGCTATACCATCGGTGCTGATCAATTCGTTACGTTTGACTTTGAACGCTTTGGCGGTTTGTCAAACAACGCAGGCAGCGGTAAGACCGGCGACGTATTGTTCACAACAGTCGGTGCAACCGCTGGTGATAGATACACTGTCGTCCTTGAGATGACGAAGAACTACGGTTGAGGGGTATAAATGGCTGCTCCGCGTCCACCTGCATCAATATCGAGGGTTGGAACGTATGAACCGTTCAATCTGCAAGTGGCGCGTGGTCAGATCCCGTGGCATCAAAGTGTCATTGTGTTTGGATACAACTCAGACGTCGATACATCCGTGGAAACTGTTTGGCCTTATGGTGGTATTCTTCAATTTCCTGCCACTGCTTTACAGATGAAAGTAAGCTCAGATAATGCTGATGATACAGCAGCGGGAACAGGTGCTAGAACTGTATATGTTGAGGGGCTAAACGCTGATCATAATGTGGTTAGTGAAATTGTATCATTAAACGGTCAGACTGCTGTTCTTACGGCAAACTCTTATCTCCACATTAACCAGTGTTATGTTGCCACTGCCGGGTCGCTGGATAGTGCCGCAGGCAGCATTTATTTTGGGACTGGGGTTGTTACGTCGGGCGTCCCAGCAACCGTTTATGACATTATCCAGTACGACTATAACACTAGGGTTACCGGTAGCTACACCATTCCTGCTGGCTATACTGGTTATGTGGAGCAAGGTCTTTTTTCTTCGGGACAAATTACAGGTTCAAATGCCGTTACGGGCCGTTTAATGACTCGTGGTACGGATGATGTTCGTCGCACCGCAGCTATCGTCACAATTAACAATGGCTCGGCAGATTATGCTTTTGAGTACCCTTTGGCGGTTCCAGAAAAGACAACGATTGAAGCACAGGCTGTTGGATCTGCTGCCAATAACGCCTGCTCAAGCATGTTTATACTTGTTCTCATTAAAAATGACGCGGGGACTGCGTGATGGCTAAAGGTATGGGCATCAAAACCTCCGTGAAATCTGGAAATTTCCGCGCCACTAAAAAAGGTGCTGGAATGACGGAGAAAGGCGTGAAAGCCTATCGCCGTGCAAACCCCGGTTCAAAGCTGAAGACAGCGGTGACCGAATCGAACCCATCCGGTGAAAGGGCAAAGCGCCGTAAGTCATTCTGTGCTCGCTCTGCCGGACAAATGAAACAGTTTCCGGAGGCCGCGAAAGATCCGAATAGCCGTCTCCGTCAAGCCAGAAAACGGTGGAGGTGCAGATGACACACCTTGATGATGGCGTGAAGCACGTCCTCGATCTAGCTTCAGTTACTACAGTTTTAGGTGCATTAATGGGCATGCTTCCTTCTATTGCTGCTGGTTTTACAATAGTGTGGACGGGTATTCGTATCTATGAAACGAAGACGGTTCAGCGCGGCATAAGCAAACTTAAGGAGAAGTTCGGTGCGTAAGAAGAGCATTTCAAAGATGGTCGCTTCTAACCGTTCGCGTAAAGCTATGGCTCCGATGGTTCCTGCGATGAAGAAAGGCGGCTCTGCAAAGAAGCCGAAGGTCGGCATTGCGATTATGATTGCTGTAGGCAAAAAGGGTAAAAAATGAAAGCCGTCTGGGAAAAACCTCGCCCCAAGAGCCTTGGTAAATCCAAGGCCTTGACCCCTGCTCAAAAAGCTTCTGCTAAGGCAGCAGCTAAAAAAGCAGGTCGCAAGTACCCCAACATGATCGACAATATTCGCGCAGCGAGGAAGAAATGAAAAAGCAGATGCCCGGCAAGATCCAAAAGGTCATGAAGGAATTTAAAGCCGGTAAACTTCACTCCGGTAGCAAGAAGGGTCCAATGGTCAAGAGCCGTAAGCAAGCGATTGCCATAGCCTTGTCAGAAGCTGGTATGTCAAAAAAGAAGGGTAAGTAATATGCCGAAGAATATCCCACTCCCTCCCCGTCGTCCTGCTGATATGGCCCCTAAGAAGGAGCCCAAATACCCATCTTCTAACATTCCAGTAGATCCGGAATATTTGAAGAAACTTGAGGGGGGCTACAAGACCCCTGAAAAACCTATGGTCATGAAGAAGGCTGAAGGTGGCGACGTTACAAAGGTAATGAATAAAGATAAAGATAGATATGAACGTCAAAGTGAAGGTGTAAAACAAAAAATGGGCCTTCCCGTTAGCGTTTATAATAACGGAAAATATGATTCTGAAGCATCAAGCAAAATGGCAGATAAAAATTTTGATGAAGGTCTTCGTCGAAGCCGTGAAGATTTTGGTAAAGAAATGCAAAAGTATGGATTTACCAACAAAGATTATTCTTACGAATATCCCGGTAGCTCTGATGATGTTCTTCCAAAAGGAAAATCATATAAAACAAAAGCTACTGAAGCCATGAGTCGTGGCGGCAGCGTTATGAAGAAGGCCAAGGGCGGCATGGTCCGTGGTTGTGGCATGGCTGCTCGCGGTCATGGTAAAGGAAAGATGTGTTAAAATGCCAAATGAAATCGTAAACGGTCTTTTCTCAAAGAAGGGTGCCAAGATGAAAAAGTCTGGGATGCACAAGATGCCTAACGGCAAGATGATGAAGAACTCCGCCATGAAGGAAAAGGGTACTGGCGAGATGTATGCTTCGAAGGCTGCCATGCGTAAGCACGAGAAGAAGGAATCTCCGATGATGGAGAAGTCCGAGTACAAGCGTGGTGGTATGGCAAAGAAAAAGACCGTCAAGATGAACAAGGGCGGTATGATGAAGAGCGGTAAAGGCTGCTAATAATGGCTACTTCTGGGACTAAGTCCTTTGAGCTTGACGTCGCTGAGTACATCGAAGAGGCGTATGAGCGTTGCGGTATTGAGGTAAGAACAGGCTACGACCAGCGGACAGCTCGTCGTAGTCTTAATCTTGTCTTGGCCGATTGGGCCAACCGTGGGCTCCTGCAATGGACAATTGAGAACCAGACGATCACGATGGTCCCCGGTACGCCAACCTACAACCTTGCCTCGTACGACATCGATGTCATTCAATCGATTTGCCGTATGCCTACGGGTCAGGGGACAGCGTCACAAGCGGACCTGACAATGGACCGTGTCAGCCGGGAATATTACAACAATATCCCCAACAAACTGACGACGGGCCAGCCGACACAATACTATATCGACCGTCAGATCACCCCGGTTCTGTATGTCTGGCCGACTCCTGACAACACCTACAGCGTTATCGTGACAAAGCTGACGCGTATGGATGATGCCTCGGCAGGCGTCAATACGATGGAAATGCCATTCCGTTTCTACCCCTGCCTTGCAGCAGGGTTGGCATATTATCTGGCGATTAAGAAAGCTCCTGATCGGGTTGCTTTGCTCAAGGCAGTCTACGACGAGGAGTTCATCAGAGCCGCAACTGAAGACAGGGATAGGGCTTCTCTGAACCTGACGCCGGGAAGAAGCTCCTACCGCGTGTTGACATGACACGTTTTGCTTACGGTTCTTATGCTGTAGCCATCTGTGACCGGTGCGGGTTTCAGTATGACTACTTGCAGCTCCGTAAAGAATGGAACGGTTTGAAGACATGCCCGGAATGCTGGGAAGTCAAGCACCCGCAATTGAGTCCGATTTATCCGCCGACGGAACCGCAGGCTTTGTATGAGCCCCGCCTGTCACGGAATGAGCCGATGGATGTGCCGGTGCAAGATTGGCAGTTTCCGTTCTTGCAAAATTCCTTGCTTCAGGGGATTACTCAGGTCGGTGTTGTTACTGTGGAGATCACCTGATGGCATGGACATACGCTACACTGGTTCAGGCCATTAAGGATTGGACACAGTACGACGAGACAACCTTCAACAGCCAGATAGACCAGTTCATCCTGAACACGGAAGAACGGATTCTGTTCAATGTTGATTTGCAATTCTTCCGCAAGAACCAGACGGCTAATTTAACGAGTGGTAACAAGTATTTAGCTGTTCCATCAGACTATCTGAACGCGTTCAGTTTGTCCGTTACGGCAAACGGATCGACCAGTTTCTTGCTGCAAAAGGACGTCGAATACCTTCAGGAATATAATCCTACCGGGGCTACCGGTGTTCCGAAGTATTACGCGTTCTTTGACATCAACAACTTCATTCTGGCTCCCGTTCCGAACAGCACCTATGGCGTGGAACTGCACTATTTCTACCGTCCGGCCAGCCTGACGGTGGAGACGAGCGGGACGTGGATCAGCAACTACGGTCAGGAAGCCCTGCTCTACGGCTGCCTTGTGGAAGCCTACACCTTTATGAAAGGTGAGCCGGATCTCCTGAACACCTACAACCAGCGGTTCATGGAAGCATTGGCCCGTCTCAAGAACTATGGCGAAGGCCGAGAAGACGTGGATGCTTACCGTGACGGTCTCATTAGGGTAAAGGCTAACTGATGTTTACTCAAGCTATGCACATGCCCACAATCTCGGTCGATGTCGTGGCCTCCGCCAATGGCGGCCACCCGCCGGAGTTCTGGGCCAACCGAGCTGCACAGAAAATTGTACAGGTCTCTGACACCGCTCCCCCGGTTATCTCGGAGCAGGCAAGAGCCTTTCAAAAACAGGTCGAGCAGGTTATACTCTATTACATGAAACAGGCTATTCAGTGCGATAGATCGACCGTCGCCAGCCAATTGTTACAGGGTTAAGGAGAGAACAATGGCGTTTACCGGTAACTATATGTGTACGTCTTTCAAGCAGCAGCTTCTGGAAGCCGTTCACGATTTTAAGTTGTCTGGCGGTGACACCTTTAAGATCGCACTCTATACAAACAGCGCGACGCTGGATGCTTCGACCACGGCGTACACGACCTCTGGCGAGACAACCAACACTTCCGGCTCGGCCTACTCGGCGGGTGGCAACACTCTGACACGCATCGACCCGACCTCCTCGGGAACAACGGCGTTCACGGACTTTGCTGACACGTCTTGGGCATCGGCCTCGTTCACGGCCCGTGGTGCGTTGATCTATAACACCACGCCAAGCAGCGGTGCATACACCAACCCGTCAGTTGTTGTGTTGGACTTTGGTTCTGACAAAACAGCTTCGGCAGGCACATTCACCATCGTGTTCCCGGCGGCAGACGCAAGTAATTCCATTATTCGCATAGCGTGATGATAAATGACCGTTTCGCTCAAGCACAAGTTCGTCAGTTCAGTACCGGACGACGCTGACACTAGTATTGTCAGGCCGTCGAACTGGAACGATGACCATGATTTGTTGCTTGCAACGAATAGGCTTTTAGGCCGTACTACTGCGGGTACAGGTGCAGCGGAAGAAATTTCTGTAAGCGGTGAACTGACGCTGTCAGCAGGTGCGTTGAGCACCAGCAGCAACGTCGTGACACTGACAGGAACGCAGACGCTCACCAACAAGACGCTGACATCTCCTGTCATCACCGGCGGCACGACTGTCACGGTTCCGAGTGGTGCGTATGATCTGGTCAACAAAACCTACGTTGACTCAACCGCTCAAGGTCTGAACTTTCATCAATCCTGTAAGTATGCCACAGCAACTACGCTGCCAGCGTACACATACAATAATGGATCAAGCGGTGTTGGCGCTACGCTTACGGCGAATGCCGTCGGCGCATTGAGCATCGACGGAAGCACCCCCTCCGTTAATGATCGTATTCTTGTTAAGAACGAGACTTCGACAAACGCCCCCTACAATGGTGCGTATACTGTCACGACTGTCGGTAATGGCTCTACTGCATGGGTCATGACACGCGCCACGGATTTTAATACGGCGGGCAGTGGTCCTAATCAGATCGATGCCGGTGACTTCTTTCTCATCACCGCAGGCACAACAAACGCCAATACATCTTGGGTTCAACAAACGTCGCTTCCTATCACGGTTGGTACAACTGACATTGTATTTATTCAGTTTGGCGCACCGATCACCTATTCTGCGGGCACGGGCTTAACTCTTGCTGGCACGACGTTCAGCATTAGTAACACAGGCGTCAGTGCTACAAGTTATGGCTCTGCCACAGCTATTCCAGTAATCACGGTAAACGCACAGGGTCAGCTGACATCGGTATCCACAATTGCGCCTTCTGTTTCAGCATCAGATATCACGTCTGGTGTTTTAGGAATTGCGTATGGCGGCACTGGTGCTACAACGGTGTCAGGTGCTCAAACAAGTCTTCAAGTAGACCCTGCCGGAACGGCTGTGGCTCTGGCAATCGCTCTGGGGTAAAACATGGCAAATACTTTCAAGAGTTACGGGTCTGCGATTACGAGCGGTGGTTATACGACCATTTACACTGCTCCATCTGCAACGCAGACAACCATCATCGGCTTCTCGCTTGCCAACACCTACACGACCAGCATCACGGTCAACGTGCAGGTCGTAAAAGGTGCGAGCTCATATTATCTTGCTTATCAAGTTCCTGTTCCTGTTGGCTCATCCATCGTGATTGTTGGTGGTGATCAGAAGGTCGTTCTTGAGGCAGCAAACTATATCCGCGCACAGGTTGTGACATCTTCTGGTACAGCCGATGCAGTTGTGTCCCTGCTTGAAATTACGTGAGCGTGACAGATGGGTTATCAGGGTAATTATCCTCCCTCTACACCGCTGACCTCGTCGCAAATTGCGACGGGTGCTGTTGATGCAAATGCTTTAGCTGCAAATGCAGTTACATCCTCTGCTATTGCCGCTAACGCCGTAACGACCACGGCCATTGCAGCAGGTGCAGTTGTTATTGCTGACATCAGTGCGACAGGAACTCCTTCTTCCTCAACATTTCTGCGTGGGGATGGAGTTTGGGCGACCGCTGCACTTTCTTGGCAAGCTGTGCAAACCACAAACTTCACAGCAGTGGCAGGTGGAGCATATCCTGTAAACACAACATCTGGCGGAATAACAGTATCTCTTCCGGCGTCTCCTTCAACCGGAGATACTGTGACCGTAAAAGATTATGCTTCAACTTCTGCAACGAACGCCATCACAATTAGCCCTAACGGTGGAAAAATTGAGGGCTCTACGTCAAACGTGGCTATTGTTACAAATGCTGGATCATTAACATTTGTATATATTGACTCAACTCGTGGATGGTTGGGTTATGCGTCCTATGGTCAGTTAACTGCGTACACAACGGTTTCTGGCGCAGCACTCATCGTTGCAGGCGGCGGTGGCGGCGGTAACGGTGGCTCTGCTGGTGGTGGCGGTGGTGCGGGCGGCTTCAGAAACTTTACAACTTTTACTTTCTACAAAGGCGTAACATATACCGCAACCGTTGGTTCCGGTGGAGCGGCGTCATCTAACAAAGGCAACAACTCATCTTTAGTCGGTGGCCCAAGTTCTATTTCTGCCACGGGCGGTGGTTTTGGTAGCGGCGGCGGAAGTTCTGGCGGTGTTGGTGGATCTGGCGGCGGCGGTGACGCGGCTACTGGCGGCGCACAAGGCGCGGCGGGTAACCAAGGCGGATATTCTCCAGTAGAGGGCTATAGAGGCGGGGCTGGCGGTGGTACTTATGGTGGCGGTGGCGGTGGCGGGTCTGGCGGCGTAGGTTCAAACAATTCTGGGAACAACGGCGGAAATGGCGGCATACCTTCAACAAGCACTATTTCTGGATCAACCGGTTATTACGCAGGCGGTGGCGGAGGGGGATCGGGTGCCACTGGCGGTCTTGGCGGTGGAACTGCAACAGCCGGTCAAAAGGGCGGCGGCGCAAATGGTGGATCGGGCGATCCGTCAAACGGTGGCACCGGGGCAGCAAATTTGGGCGGCGGCGGCGGGGGTGCGCGTGGTGGAAGTGGCGTCGGCGGCGCAGGTGGCTCTGGCGTTGTTGTTTTGTCAGTTCCCACAGCAGGTTATTCTGGTGTTTATACAGGCACTCCGACAATCACGACATCTGGCTCCAATACAATCCTGACATTTAATTCTTCCGGTTCTTACACTGCGTAAAGAGGAAAACATGGGACATTTTGCAAAAGTAGTTGATGGAAAAGTTGTTCAGGTCATCGTGGCCGAGCCTGATTTTTTCCAAACATTTGTAGACAGCTCGCCGGGTACGTGGATCCAAACATCGTACAACACACGCGGCAATGTGCATTACAATCCTGACAGCAACGAGCCAAGCGGCAAGCCTGCTTTGCGCGGCAACTACGCTGGCGTTGGTTTCACGTATGACCCGTCTCATGACGTGTTCTATGCGCCGCAGCCTTTCTCTTCATGGACATTGAATCATGATAATTGGACATGGGAAGCACCGACACCTTATCCTACAGACGGTAAGCTATACACATGGGATGAAGCCACAACGTCTTGGAAAGTTGTTGAGTAATGGCACAGACTAAGATTGGATCTGGTTTTCTTGGAACGGGCGTAGTTACTGCGTCAAACCTTGCGTCTGGGGCAGTCACTCCAGCGGCCATATCTGATCAGGCCAACACCAGCACTGGTTATTTTGATCTTCCTGTTGGGACAACGGCACAACGTCCCGCTGGAGGCGCTGGGTACATACGTTTTAATTCTACAACTGGTGAGCCAGAGTGGTACGATACTAACTCATCAACGTGGGTAAATTTTCGACAGGCTCCTCCTTACGCAGTCACCTATTTAATTGTTGGCGGCGGTGGTGGCGGTGGTAGTCAGGCTGCGGGCGCAGGCGGTGGCGGCGGTGTTCTTTCCGGAACATCTTATTTAACTCCCGGAACAGCCTACAGTTTTGTTGTTGGAGCTGGCGGGGCAGCTTCTTCAAATACAACTTTTCCCGGATCAAATGGGGTTGTTGGTAGCGACTCAACTGGCCTCAGTTTAACCGCTGGCGGTGGAGGTTATGGAGCTGGTGGCGGCAATGCTGGCGGCAATGGGTCTGCAACCAATGGTAACGGCGGTGGTGGCGGAGGTAACGCAACAAATACATCGGGGGGTACGGCAAACGGTTCGGGCTTTTCTGGTGGTGGCGGTTCCTTTAATGGGCAGACAACTCGATACGGCGGCGGCGGCGGTGGTGCAGGTGCAATAGGCGTCACTGGGACTGCTCCGGGTGGAACGTCAACAGGTGGTAATGGCGGCGCTGGCGTGTCATCTTCTATTACGGGATCAGCCATTACCTACGCAGGCGGCGGCGGTGGGGGCGCACAGGGCCAAGATCCCGGAGGTGCTTATCAAGCTGGTACTGGCGGCAGTGGCGGCGGCGGCAATGGTGGCGGCGGCAATGGTAATAATCAAGGAGGAAACAATAACGCAAGTGCCGGTACAGCAAATCTTGGCGGCGGCGGAGGAGGCGGTGGTCGAGTTGACGGTGGCTCAAATGGTAGAGGCGGCGCAGGCGGATCAGGTGTTGTAATTATTTCTGTTCCCACTTCCCGTTACACAGGCACAACCACAGGTTCCCCAACAGTCACGACGTCTGGATCTAATACAATCATTAAGTTCACCGCATCGGGGAGCTATACAGCATGAGCTATATCGGCAACCCACCGCTCATTGGTTCGTATAGCAAGCTCGATGATATCTCGGGCAGCTTCAACGGATCGACGACGACTTTCAATCTCACAAGCTCAGGTACGGCTGTCACGCCGGGATCAGCGAACGCGCTTATCATCTCTCTTGGTGGCGTCGTTCAAGAACCAACTTCATCTTACACCGTATCAAACGACACGATCACATTCACGACTGCACCTGCTGCCAGCACGGCTTTCTGGGGCGTGATGCTTGGTAACGTGTTGTATGTTGGCGTGTCATCAGGAACGATTGCTCCGGGAATGCTTTCAACGGGCGGCCCGAGCTGGGACACGACGGGTCAGCTTAGTGTCACTGGGGCTATCATCGAAAATGCTCAGACAATCTCATCAAACTATACTATAACCTCTACTAAGAATGCTCTGTCAGCAGGTCAGATAACCATCAACTCAGGTGTCACTGTCACGGTGCCGTCTGGTTCAACTTGGACGATTGTGTAAGCCATGCCACTGAAACTTAACGGCTCCACATCTGGTTACATTATTGTAGATGCACCTGCGGTTGCGGGGACAAACACGCTTACGTTGCCTGCGGCAACAGGGACACCTTTAGTATCTTCTACAGCTATTAACAGTGCAATTACTGGAACCCCTTCGGCAACGACATTTCTTCGCGGTGATGGAACTTGGGCAACAATTCCAACTTTTGCTTATTCTGTCACTTATTTAAATGTTGCAGGCGGTGGCGGTGGTGGCGGTGCTTCTCCCAACTATGTTAGCGGCGGCGGCGGCGGTGCTGGCGGATTACTTACTGGAACAGCACCTTTAATTGCAGGTATCACCTATCAAGTTGTTGTTGGCGCTGGTGGCGCGGCTGGCGCAGCCTCTCTAAGTGGGGTTGGTGGATCAGGCGGTAATTCTTCTTTTTACACAAGTAATGCCATTGGTGGTGGCGGAGGCGGTGCATATAGTTCTGGACCAACTAGCGGCGGATCTGGTGGGGGTGGTGCAAATAACGCATCTACTCCGGGAGCAAGCGGCACCTCTGGGCAAGGTTTTGCTGGTGGTGCAGGCGGGGCGTATTTTAATAGCACTTCTTCACAAGGCGGTGGCGGTGGCGGTGGGTCTAGCGCCGTAGGTTCTGCTTCAACAACAACAACTGGTGGGGCAGGCGGTGCAGGTACGGCCTCGTCAATTACGGGTTCTTCAGTAACGTATGCAGGTGGTGGCGGTGGCGCAGGTGCTAACGCAACAGGCGGCGCTGGCGGATCTGGTGGCGGTGGCGCGGGTGCTAGTGGTGCGGCTAACGGCACAGCAGGAACAGCAAATACTGGCGGCGGCGGTGGTGGCGCTGGTATCTTAACAACATCTGCGACGACAGGCGGCGCAGGCGGATCTGGTGTTGTGGTTCTTTCTATCCCAACAGCAAACTACACTGGCGTTACAACAGGGTCACCGACAGTTACAACGTCTGGTTCTAATACAATTTTGCGATTCACTGCATCTGGATCATACACGGCGTAAGGAAAGACAATGTCCACCCTCAAAGCTACAAACATCCAGAACGCTGCGTCAGCAACAACCAACATTGCTTTGGATACGAGCGGCAATGTCACGGTAGGCAACAACGTCACGGTCGGCGGCGGCATCACCGCATCCGCAGGCACCGTTGTCATGTCATCGCCATACACGATGCGGAATAAGATCATCAATGGCGCGATGGTCATAGATCAGCGTAATGCGGGGGCGAGTGTTACGCCGTTGGCTCCCGCTGGTGCTTATTCGGTTGACCGATTTAACGTGGTTATCAGCCAAAGCAGTAAATTATCTTTCCAACGGAACGCAGGCTCTGTTACGCCACCTTCAGGGTTTTCTAACTATCTTGGTATTACATCTTTGTCTGCCTATACAGTTGGGGCCTCTGATTATTTTGCAATTCAGCAAAGTATTGAAGGGTATAACTGGTCAGAAATGGATTTTGGAACTGCAAATGCCAAAACAGTAACACTTTCATTTTGGGTCCGTAGCAGTTTGACAGGGACATTTGGCGGAGTGATTAAGGGTTATGATGGCGCATCTGCTATCCGTTCTTATCCATTTACGTATACAATATCGTCTGCAAACACATGGGAGCAGAAAAGTGTAACAATCGCTGGAGATACAACATCATCAACTGCGTGGTCTTCAACCCAGTCAAAAACCAACGGTTATGGACTTATTGTGGCGTTTGGGTTGGGTGTTGGTGCAACCTTGAGTGGGGCGGCGGGCTCTTGGTCGTCCACAAATTATAACTCTGCCACAGGCGCAACTTCAGTAGTCGGCACCAACGGCGCAACCTTCTACATCACAGGCGTCCAGTTAGAACGCGGCACTGTCGCTACACCATTTGAATATCGCAACTATCAGCAAGAGTTGGCGATGTGTCAGAGGTATTATTGGAAATTAGCCCCGGGTGTTACGTCAAGCGCTGTAGCATCTGGCGCGTTCTATTCTACTACAGTTTCTTACTACAGTATTTTGTTACCAGTTCCAATGAGGGCGCAAGTAAATACCGCATCTTACAGCGCTGTAGGTGACTTTCGTGTTGCCTATGCTGGCGCAGTTGACGCAACTACTGCAATATCTTTTACAGGTAAGGGCTACCAAAACATGAGGCTAGATGTTACTAGCCCAGCCAAAACTGCTGGCGGTGCAACTATATTGCAAACAGGAAATACTTCAGCTTTTCTTTCTTTTGATACGGAGTTGTAAAATGTATCAACTTTCAGAAAACGGACTGTTTGTAGATAGATTGAATAATGGTGAAACAGAAGCAACTCCTGTTGGTTCAGTTACATCAATAAAATGCGATTTAGAAAACACCGATTACCAGCAATACCTTGCGTGGCTTGCAGAAGGTAATCAACCTTTGCCGCCAGACGCCCCCGCTGAAGGAGCAAACTAATGCCCGTCACGATCAATGGAACGACCGGGGAAACAACACCTGCGACGGTGTATTCTGGTTCGTCGTCTGGATCTATCACGGTTCAAGCAACGGCAGTGGCTGGAACGAATACGCTTACGTTGCCAGCAACAACGGATACTGTTGTAACACTCGCAGCTTCTCAAACACTTACAAATAAGAGTATAGCTGCCTCTCAACTTACCGGAACGGTATCTGCTGCTAGATTGCCGACAGGAAGTATTCTTCAAGTTGCAAGTACTTCAAAAACCGACACTTTTACTACCACGTCTACTACATTTGCGGATTTAACAGGCATGTCCGTAAGTATAACTCCGTCGTCAACAAGTTCTAAGATATTGATTATGGTGGCTTTGTCTATGACAGGGGATACGTCTACACAAGGATATGCGCGTTTAATGCGCGACTCAACAGCGATTGGTATTGGTGCAGCATATGGTTCGCGTGTAAGAGCTTCTTTTCAACAAATTGAAAATCAGCCAAACGAGTGTCCTACGGCGGGGTTTACTTTTTTAGATTCTCCTTCAACAACATCCTCAGTAACCTATAAAATTCAACTTCAGACACAGGGGACAGGAACAATCTATGTAAATAGATCAAGTACGTGGACGGATAGCGCCTCATCGGGAACCATGTGTTCCACGATTACTGTTATGGAAATTGCTGGGTAGTTAACAGTGGTCAAAGCTTTCCAGCCAAATGCCTTCCAGTGGAATGGGTTCCAAACGGGGAGCATGAACGTCTACCCCGATGGCCTTTATGCCACGGGGTTTGTTGGCGTTGTTACAACTCAGTTTGATTCGACATTTAGCGTCACGGGTGTTGTTGGTACTGGCGAAGTAGGTATAGCCCTCGCCACTGGCGATGCCAACATCGACCTCACCGGCCTGTCGGCTACTGGGTACGTTGGCGACGTATCCCTAATTTATGACGCCAATGTTTATCCGACCGGTCTTGTTGGAACAGGGTTTACCAACAGCGTAACCGTCACCCTTGATGCCAACGTCTTTCCAAATGGCCTGTCAGCCAACGCTCTGGTCGGCACAGTCATTACAATCTACGACGCCAATGTGTACGTCACCGGCGTACAGGCGACAGGTTTCCCGGGTCAGGTCTTAGTCTGGG